CTTGCATTCACCATCTTTATTGATGTAAGAATAAATTTCACATCCACAATCTTCGCATTTTTTCATAACATAGATTTTAATTATTTAATTTGAATAACCGTTTCTGGTTTACATTCAGTCCACTGCGGGAACTTTTCTTTTGTTTTCAAGAAAATTCTTTTGGTTTCGCAATGCCTGCCTTGTAGTATGGAATCACTCTCAACCCATTCTAAAGTTGAGAGCTTTTGACCTTTAAATTTAATATCCATTTTATTTATTTGAATGTCTTAAAACCTGATTAAAATTATCAAAGAATCTTCTAGTTGTTTCTTGGCTTGCATCATCATAACCAGTTATAGCGCAAAAACCGAAAACTTCATCTTCATCATTATTTAAACTACCTGAATAACTTTTGTTATTTATTGTAAAATCAATTACTTGATAGTTGGAATCAATTGTAAATTCAATATTCAGTTTGTTTAATTTGTTTTTTAAAGTTGAAGTTTTCATCTTGTTTAGTTTTAAAGTTTATTTCCTTATTGTCTATTACAAATATAAGCACAAATGTGTCACTAGCCAATAGTAATGCAATAATAATTAACACAAACGTGTTATTTGTATTAATTACAAGTAAGCCTATTAATTTATTAGTTGATTTTTATTTTTATTATCTTTATAGTATGGGCGATATAACAATACACGAGCTTTACGCAAGATTACAGAGCATTACTAATAACCTACCGAGGATATTAGACGAGATTGTTATGGATAATGCACCATTGGCTATAAAGCTAAATCAGAATCAATTGATAGATGGTGAAATGCCAACTGATAAAGCGATAAGTCCTGAATATCGTAATCCTAGATATGCTAGGTTTAAGAATCAACGTAATTCACGACCAACTTTAGGAGTTCCAGATTTAAACCTAACAGGCGCAAACTACGCAGGGATTAAACTAAGAGGATCAAATCTAAAGTATGAGCTTTACAATACGAATAACAAAGCACCTTCATTGATTAAAAAGTATGGTGATTACATGGGGCACAATAAAGATAGTCGTACAACATTCACAAACGCTAATGATCTTAAATTCTTAATGTATGTGAAGAATGTTACTGGATTGTGACTATTTATTCTAGTACTTCTCTTTCTGTGATAACCCATAATGCATACTCGGAATACTCATCAAAATTAATGTCGTCGTCCTCACACTCCTTTCGTTCGTTTTCTTTATGTAGACGACTCGCGACCTCTGCGCCTTTTATTGTTTTATGAATACTAACACACACAGGGCCACTATCATGATGACAATCAGTATATGCAAACTCAAAAACACTATTCATATTTGTCATATATTTTATATAAAACACTATTAATGCAACACCATGATACAACTCCGAAACCATCAATAATGATAGGATTTATATTGCTTGTGTCGCTTACTACATCAGGGCACACTATCACTCTCAACTTGCATCCTGATTGTGTATTTATATTGATGTATCCAGACATTCCTTCTTTTAAATTATCTAATCTTATAACAGTATCTTTATCTGTAGTTATTTTTGAAATGGTACATATCGAACAGTCATATATTACCGTTACATAATCATCATCACAAACATTACTACCTAATTCTGAATTGATATATTTCGATTCATTATCTTTAACGCTACACAGTTTGAATATACCATAGGATATACTTACTGCTAATATTAGCATACACGATAACATTATTATATTCCCAATCTTTTCCATATCTATTTATTTATAATTAACCCAACTGAAAACCCGCCAGTCTTATGAATAATATCGTATTGAAAGCCTGAAAATACCCTACTGTTCGGAAACAAGAACTTAACGCCTAATTCACATGTGTACGTAGGCAAATCATCGTTTATATGATCGAACTTATCGTAAACTTCCTTGTATTCGTTATAACATGCAGTAGCGTAAAAGATTAAGCTACCACCGCAATAATATGAATCTTTTTCGGTTGCGTTGATCGCTAATCCTAATCTGTATTTATCGTGTTCCGTTTTAGCAGTATCTCCAAATCGATAATTGCCAGTCTCGAATCCGGCAACTAATCCAAATCCTTTATTGAATAAATAAGCGTTAAAGCCAGGTGCTTTATCTTCGTTACTGAATGTTACTTCTAACGCTTGAAATGTATTATCAGTTATCTGAGACTTAACACAAATAGTTAATAATAACAATGCGGTTAAAATTATTAGTTTTTTCATAGTTTTAGTTTTTATTTGTGTAAATCCTTCCAAATATCACACTTCCAATAACTCCAAGTCCTAAAATACAAACACTATACCAGTTGAATTCATAACCGAATGGCATAGAGAGTAATTCAAACACAGTACATACTATTCCGATTATTGAAGTAGAACCTGATACTACTAATGCCTTTTCTAATTTTGTTAGTTTCATTTTGTTTATTTTTAAATTTTAGTGTAACTATTATTACTCACGTGTAATTGTAATGTAACGAAATATGCACACTTGAATATTTAAACGGTGCATATTCATTGGGTTTTGTTTAAAAGGTAACTTTAGCCATTCATTATAGGTAATAAAATTAAAATTGCCTACGCACTGTTACTTTTTCAAAGTAATTAGGAATTCATTCAGCGGTTTAATCCACTTCTTAGGTAAATTCTGTACTTCGTTCACAGCTTTTATCAATGTACTGTCAGGCATCTTTAATTCTTGCTCAATAGCACGTATTTTAACAAAGCGTTTATTCTGCTTTATCCAATTCATTAAGTTTTTTGACATGTTGTTTATTTAATTTCCATTTTAGTAAAAGTCGTATTGTAACCAGTAACACTCCATTGAATTTTTATAGTTGCACCATTAATTACCCTGGTCATATTATATCTATCCGAATCTATCGCGCAATTAAACCCGACTCTTTCTAGTGCTGATAAGAAAAAGTTAAAATCAATACGGTTAATGACAATATTGGGAGATTGCGACGATAAGAAATCACAAACAATAGTGTCGTATTTTGAATGATTTATCTCTGTCTGATTATCGTGATTTGCGCTAGCTAGTGTTGATGATGATAATACTACTATTAATGTTATTAATTTTATAAAAGTTTTCATGTCGTATGTTTTAGTGTTATTGTTTATCCAAATATACGGGTAATATATTTAGTATCCTAATATAAAGATAAAAAAATGAAGAAAAATAAACCCCTCCCAAAATTTTAATTATTAAAACCTATAATGCTATGCAAAATGCATTTCGTGCCTCAACGCCATCTTGCAATTGTTCATTAGCAGTAATTATTCTTCTTTACGCCAAATTACAACCCTCCGCTCCTTTTCTAATTGGCTAACATACTTACCGCATCTTTTACATGTAAAACTTTCGTAATTGCAAGCGGGGTAAACCATTACTGTTGTGCTGTCAGTATCTATACTATACGGGGTGCAGTACATTGCTGTTTTCATAATTACCCCGACAGATACATGCCCACGCTCCAAACATATTTTATTAACTGTAGTATCTATTTTAACAGTGTCAGCCTCTTGTGAAAAAGAAGAATAACATACTGCTAACACTAAATATAGGCAAATTGCCGTTTTGCTAATTAAATTTCTACGTTTCATAATCTTATCTGTTTTTAATTAAAATTTATACTAATTTTCAAGGGCAATCAGCCCATATTCTTGTTCATTAGCGGTCATTTTGCGACAACCATTCACGATAAGTTATTTTTAAATCATAATTATTAACTAAGTGTTTAAATATATGCTCATTAACATAGTTTTTTAAATCAACAGCTAAATTATAATCATTTTCTTTGTCAAACACTTCAAAAAAACGACCGCTAACAACAGGTATATTTAATGCCTGTTGTTTTGCTGTATTCAAGTTTTGTTCTTTTTTCATCGTTATTTATATTTTGATTGTTTTTACTTCTAAATCAGGCACTAAACATACCTGCGACCGTTAGCGTTCATTGTTTTTATGTTTATGCAATTGTGCTAAATGCTGTAATACACCTACCCTTATTTCGTTTTGGAAGGCCTCACTCCAATTTCCCATCTTGCTTGCTTTGGTTTCTCTTTCTTCGTACACTTCTATTAAGTCTTGTAATGTATCAAACAACGAAACGCTAACAATTGGTATAGCTAATAAATTAACTACACTTTCAAGCTCTTTCAATTCTTGTGTACACACATCCTTTCTTAAATGTTCGTGTTTGTTTGCTAACTTTCGCTGTGCTATCTCTCTGTTTAATATCTCTATTGCTAATTTCATAATTCAGTTTTATTTAATCGTTAATTTACTATCCATACCATAAACGTTATAGAGAATGCCTTTTGTTCCACTTATTTAAAGCATCCTCTTTATTTTTACCTATTCTACCATCTGCAAGGCAGTTATCAGCCATGCAAACTATAAATTCAACGTCTCTATCTCCATCAGCATCACTAATAAAAGCTAAGTTAGTACCACCACAAAAAGGGCATGGCAAGGCACTCTCTATAACACTATGTAAAGTGCATTGCTCAGTATCTTTTTTGTTATTTTTGCTCATAATATTTAAGTTTTATTCTTTGTTTAACATTGGTACAGCAACGCACCTTACATTCAACGTTATAAAACATGCTCAACATAAAATTTGCATATTCTTTTTTCATTATCAGCTAATCCTTTATGTCTACACTCTTTAACAAATTTGCAGTTGTCGCACGATTTTATAACATCAGGTAAATTTAAAACCTCATCTTTATTACTCGTTTCAGTCTTTGCATGTTCTAAAATTTTTAAAACATTATCGTATTTTGAAACTATTTCGCGATGTTCTATTGCGGAACTCCATTTGCCAGTTTTTAAATACTCACTCTCAATGTTTGGGTTTTTTTCAAAATACTCCGCCCAATCTATATGGGTTTGACTAAAGTGTTTAATATCTATTATTGCCTGTTCTATATTCATGATAAAAATTTTAATTTACATTACTACTCGTATCGAAATTAATCGGTTATTATCGGTTCAAAACTTACCAATGCTCATTACCAAACATTATCCGTAAATCAACTTCTTTTCATAAGCCAACTCATTTAATATTTGGTAATTTCCCTGTCTATCCTTGGTTAAGTAATAACGTTTGGTAACATCGGCTATAAAATCATTGCCGTTTTGTTGCTTATCCGAATTTTTGTTCTCTTTACTCATCTTAGTTTAAATTTGAAAGTTATAGCGTTTTAATCGGCAACGCTTCATAGCCGTAATCCGTTAACAACTACTTACTTTTATCAACATGATCTTTCAAAACATCCTCGATGTAGTTTTTTAAATACTTACCTTTCTTCGCAGCCATTACATTAAGCTTATTGACTAAAGAACCTTCTTTGTCTAATTCTCCTTCAATGTCTATTAGTTTTCTCATGTTATTGTTTTAGTTTTAATTAATACTACACAAATATACACCTTATATATTACAATAGCAAATAAAAAAGCCAAATCCGAAGACCTGGCTTTTCTTATTATCCGATCATGAGCCTCCTTTTGGTAGGGGAGAATATACTCGTAATGTTTGATCGATTTTTTCGGTACAACAAACCTACACAGAATTATTTTAATATAGAACATCTTTAAACATGTTGTAAAACACATTAATAATGATTAACTTTGTCTTATTGAATAGAAGGTGAAACATCTATTACAGAAAAGACATTATTATTTCAATCTATATTAGTCCTGTTTGGCATGTTTCACCCGTTTTGAACGGTCTGCCAACAGGATTTTTTCTTGCCTTCTATTCGCTTAAAGTTATCAATTCTCTTTAAGTGCCTGTAAAGATTTAAGCCAGACTAAAAACAAAAGATAAGACCTGTTTAATAATGTTCTATAAATCGAATAAGTTAAAAGGCATGGTATAGAGTTAATTGTTAAAATATCCGGAGCAATGAGCCACAATCTTAACTCCGTTCTCAATGTGATAGCGTAAGCTTAGAGAGTACAACAGCCGGAACATAGCCGGTATTAACTTTGCCTGATATGATTAGATCAATGTAATTATATCGAGTGTGTATTATCTTTAAATCTCTTTTAATGATATATCACATAGAGGACATTGAATACAAATAATTAAACTAAAAATAATAAACATGAATCACAGAGAACAATTCGAACAAGAAAAGAGATCTAAATTTAAAGGTGTTGAATTATTATTTGAAACGAGTAGTCAAAAATACATTGAATGGTTAGAGTCAAAACTCAGTGAAAATAAAAGCACAATTAAACCTGATTTTTATACTGAGTTAATGCAGTTGATTAATAATCATTGTAAGGATGGATTGAAAAAACAAGATTTAATTCATAAAATGAAATATGCACTTACTAGTTGTGAGTTGAGTTAGATTAAAAATAAAGACTATGAAAAAGATTAGACTAATACAATATTTATGCATCCTTGTATTCTCATCATCTTTAATACTTGGAGTTTGGACTGAGAATATTATTTACATCAAAATGTTTGTGACATTATTTGTGCTGTGGGCTATATTTTTTATTTATGAATTGATGAGTTTGAAATAAACAATAACTAAAAATAATAAACATGATTACATTAATTTACATATGGCTAGCAAGAAATAATAATTCAATACGTAAAATTAATAACATGGCTGTTTTTCTGACTATTTTAGATGGATGTTTAATGTTAGCGACTATTGATTTAATACTGAACAGTTAGTAATCTATCAAAATCCAACTATCCGGAAATACCGAACAGTTGAAAAGAAAAAACCCTCCGATTAAAGAGGGTTTTGTTTTATTTATTTAGTTTATCCCAATTATCATATATGTATTTGTAACATTTCTGTTTGGTCATCACCTTAGATAAAGTATCTGTTTCAGGCAATCCATCGCATATAACCTTTAATACCTTCAGGCTGCATTTAACTACCCTGTAAAAATCTTTCTTCTCTTCGATGATCTCAGCCCATTTGCCACTGTGATAATTAAATATACAAACATTACCTAAATACATTCCGCCGTTATCGAAATAAAAAGGAGCATCATTAAGTTTAGAAGTTTGTCCAATATTTACGAATCCATAAACAATTGTTCCATAATCATACCCTTTCTTCACAGCCTCATCCATCAAAAGACTTTTAACTTCTTTCATGTCGGCCTTACGAGTCATTGTTTCAAATCCGTGGAATGATGCATTTATCCCATCGCCATAAATAGGCATACACTTTGCTATTCGACTATCCTGATTAACTTCAAGTATTAAATTCAATGTTCCGGTGCTGTGATACCACCACTCACCAGCTTTAATAATTGGTTTGCTTTCTTCCTTGTAGATAACTGTTAATAAGTTTCCTTTTACGTCAATATTTATTTGATCAATATCAACTCCTTTAGGTAATTTGAATTCTTTTTTCATTGGTTTATTTATATTGTATTTTTTATTACTGAAGCGACACAGATTAGTATAACCATTAGTATTATTTTAAATGGCGTACTCTTTACGTATCTACCCATTGTAAATGCAAGAATAATACTTATAGCATAAATGATAAATTCTTCCATTTCCTATTTCTTTAATTCTGTTAAAAACTCATTCAAAGGCTTATCCCAATGTTTAGATAATGCCTGTTTTTCATTCACGGCCTTACTTAAGATAGTATCTGCCATTCCAAGCTCAATTTCAATTACGCTAATCTTTATAAAGCGTTTATTTTTCTGTAACCATTTAATTGATTCGCTCATGTTATTATCTTTCTATTAATTTAAATTCAAAAGTATATCCAGACATGGGAGCCATCTCAAGCATAGCTTCAATATCTATTTGTTTTCCATTTAGAATTCTGCTCGCTTTTGATTCTGATATTCCTATAAATTCAGAATCTTTAACGCGAAATCTCTCTTTCACTTTTTGCAATTCCTTAAAGTAGACCTGCATAAATCTTTCACTTTCTGAAATTTCTATTTTCTCTTCTGCCATTGTATCAGATGTTTAAGTTTAAAAGTAACTTTAGCCATTCATTAGCAACTATAAATTGGCTTCATATTTTGCTACTATTTCAGCTTTATCTATAAAATCATTACCACCTTCTTTTTCGAGCATTTCAAGCAAGCCAATTAACAGTTCACTTCGTTTGCTAACACGTGGTATAGTTAATTTTTTAACTTGCCTCGCATAATAAAGGTGTGCATCATAATAAGTTGGTGTTTTAACCCCTGCTTTTTGCTGTCCTGCCATGTGTGCAGTTGCAACTATTTCTTCTAAATCTTGGTCTGTTAATACTATCATCATTCGTTCTTTTAAGTCGTTAAAAATCTAACCATACCACCATTCATTAACAATCAGTTTTCTCGCTCAAATATACACCCACAATCATCACATAGTTTTGTATCGTTATTTAATGTATATGAATAATTTTTGTGCTCGCAACCCATCGCTTCGCTATTGTTAATACTAGCTAAATTGCATTTATCATTACTCGTTTTCAGCTTAATCCCCTCGCTCGCCATTATTAATATTTCTGCTGCTATTTGCTCTTGGTCAGTAAGGGTATTAATCATACCTAAGTCAACTTGTAGTTTTATAAACTCAGTAACCTTTAAAAACAATTGCTTACTTATTCCGTATTTTTTTAATGTTTCTTCCATCGCTCTTTGTCTTGTTAGTTTGTGTTATCGTATCAAATTTAGTTTAAACGCAACTAAGCCCTGCTCATTATAAACCACGCCAAAGTATCGTTATACTCAAAATTCAAGTAAGGCTTTGGCGAAGTATTATAATATTAAATAAAAACCATGCTTAAGTCTGGTTCTCGTTTTTAAGTTGTTAAAAATAAAACCCTACGCACTAATCTTTAACGTAATCATATATTTTATGGTTACAACACTTGCCCTCTAAAAGCTCACATGATGTTGTCGTTATTATTGCAGTTACCATTGGGTGCTCGTTTTCGCAAAGCCATTTAATTAAAGGTCTTGCCGCGTCTTCAAAGTTTTTTAACTTGGTTTTAAATTCATTTTCTTCTATCACAGGCTTTGCTTCCACTTCGTAAAATCTGCAATAATTAAGTCTGTGCCCCTTGCAGTAAGCTTTCATTGTGCAACCATTTACCTTTTCGCAATTATTACAATTCTTTTCCATCGCTTTTTTATTTTTAATTAGTAACTCGTATTAAAATTGTGCTAAATATCGCACGGTTCTTATTATTATCATTATAAACCACGCCAAAGTATCGTTATACTCAAAATTGAAACAAAGGCTTTGGCGCAGTATTATAATACTATGTAAAAATAATGCTAATATCTATTATCACCATTCCCCTCCGCTCGCATTCCTAATACACCAATCCATATAAAGGCTAGTGAAATCCACATTTCAATTAGCTCTAAATTAACTGCGCAATAGATCCAAGCAACTAGTGCAAGTAAAAACATTATCAAGTAAGTATATTTCATTTTGTTTGGTTTTTGCCCTCGCACATTCGGTTCGGGCGGTTTGTATTTAATTAATATTTATCTGTATTCAATCACGCACTATTCTTACACCTATTCATTAACAACTATAAATTGCTGTATTTATCAACGAGGTATTCTATCTGTTCATCTGTTTCGGGTATTGTAACACCTTTCACCTGTTTGAATACAGCAATTAACAGTTCCCTTCGGTTGTTAATACTAGCTAAAGGTAATTTTTCAACCTCGCTTTTGTGGTATTCTAACATGGCTTCAATTATCGCATTACTCTCAAATCCTGAAAAGGAGCAGTTGTGTTTTATACAACTATTCGCCAATATCTCTAATCTATTAATTTCACTCATTTTGTTTTATTTTATTAATCGGTTTAAAAACTACCCTTAGCCTTGTCCATTAATAATACACAAATATACCCAAAAAAATTGATTAACACCAAATCTATCGGGTAATTAATCAGTAACACTAAACATGTTATACAACACATTATTTTTGTATCTTTGGAATATAAATTCTAATAGATAAAATCTATGAACTATCACTCAATACATTCAATTAGCGTAAAGGATTGTCAGCAAATGATAATAAGCGAGGATTATTTAATGATCATTCGTGGCGTATCGATTAATCCTGCTAAGAAAATTCTAGCTAAAAAGGCTTATTCTAAATTCATAACAGAGCTCCAAGAGTTATTTTCAAGTGAGGAAATGAGTAATTTGATTGATTTGGATGTGATGATTCAGGGAATGAGATTAAAGCAGCGTAAATTATCATTGTTGTATGATGGGTTAAAGATGGTTTACGACTTGCGAGATACTAAAGAGGGCAAGATAAAAGCATTAGATAGCTTAAAGCAGGTTTACAGATCAATATATTTTGATTATCCAAAATCAATCGAATCAAAAACACACGAGGAAGAAATGCAAATGACTGCTTCTGAATATAAGATTTATGCAGAAGATCAGCAAAAGCAAATAGATTCGATTCTAAAGCCTATAGAGAACGAAATTAAACGTTTAGGATATAAGATTGAAGAAAGACAGCCGAAACAAAAAGAAGCGGTTGCTCAGGATGATAGGAATACTGGATTAGATGCGGTTATTCATTTTATCGAGGCTGTTGAAAAGAACGGATATTTCGATAGGAGTAAAAGCGTATCGTCTCTTAAATTTGATTACGATATGGCAATTAAAAAACAACAAAAATTAAAAGCTAGATAATTATGGCTACAATACAGAATCCATTTACGCCCGAACTTTTAAAGAGCGTAACATCATATACCGATGAGATATTAAAAGGCGTTACAGCTATTAATAAGCTTATTGAGGTTACGGATAAACTAATTTCTGAGAATCAAAAAATACCAGCGCAAAATAATAACAATACAGAATCGAAAAAGAAACTTACTGCGGTTGAAAAGGAGGAGAATAGGATAAGAAATGAGCAATTGCAGACTCATGCAAAGCTTGACAAAGCGAGAAGTCAGGCTGTAATTTCTTTGACTAAATCTAAACTTAAATTACAAGAAGTAAATAAAGAGGTTAAGAATAATATAACTGAGTCTAAACGCTCACAATTAACTAACGAGGCTCTGAAAGGATCGATAAACGCAATCAAAGCATCGCTATCTGCAAATCTTATTGCGGTTGGTAAACTAACAAAGGCGGAACGAGAACAGAGTCAAGAGGGAAAGAAATTAACAGAAACTATAAAATCTCAACGCGCCGAACTTTCAAGAGTTGAGGCTGCGCAAGGAAACGCTACTAGAGGGGTAGGCAAATATGCAGAGGGTATAAGAACAGCAGCCACGTCGTTAATTGGTGCATTCGGATTGGTTGGAGGTGTCGCCGCATTCGCCAAAATTCTAACAAGTGCCACGCAAACTGTAATTCAATATAGTAAAGCAAACTCTGTCCTTGCATCCGTGCTTGGAAAAACTAAAAAAGAAATAGTAGATTTAACAAATGACTCTTTAGCATTTGGAAAATCAACACAGTTCACATCGGTACAAGTGGCTCAATTACAGACTGAACTTGCGAAACTTGGATTCAATAACGATGAGATAAGGAACTCAACTAGATCGATACTAGATTTAGCATTAGCTACAGATTCAGAGTTAGCTCCAGCGGCTAAAGTTGCAGGATCTACACTTAGAGCGCTAGGTTTGGATGCGTCTGAAATGGAAAGAGTGTCAAGTGTATTGGCTGTAGCTACCACTAAATCAGCTCTTTCATTTGAGGATTACGAAGGCAATCTATCTACCGTACTTCCTGTTGCTAAAAAGTTTGGATTCTCACTCGAAGATACTATTGCTTTATTGGGTAAATTAAGAGATTCTGGATTTGATGCATCTAGTGCTGCGACAGCAACCAGAAAGATATTCCTTAACATGGCTGACGCGAATGGTGCGCTAGCTAAAACTATGGGTGGTAGCGTTAAGAATTTTGATCAGATGATCGACGCTTTAGTTAAAATGAATAAGGAGGGTTTCGATCTTGGCGAGACGCTAGAATTAACAGACGTCAAGAGTGTTTCCGCATTCAGTACATTTGTAGAAGGAGCAGAAAGTGCTAGGACGTTGAGAAATAATATTACTGGCGTAAATGATGCGTTAAAAGTCATGGTTGAAACAAGGACTGAAAATGCAGCATCTTCAATGATTCAGCTCGGCAGTGCGTGGGATGGAGTAGTCCTTAAATTTAAAGATAGCGAAGGATTTATAAAAAACTTTTTAGACGAGATAACTAGCATTTTAAATAAAATAACTGATGAAACAGACGCCGTAGATGTTGGCGCAACAGGAGCTGTAGATTCAACGATTAAATTCTGGAAAGAGAATAGTAGCGGAGCTGAAGAGTACCTATCTAATATAGAACGTGCTAGAAATGCTCAGGGCACACTTACGTCAGATGCTTTAAATGCGTTCTTAGAGGCGAGTCAATTTAATAAAACTGAAACTAAAAGGATATGGGAGACGCAAGTAGAAATAGGTAACAGATTAGGGTTAGAGATTGAAAAAGCTAGGAATGATGCAGCCGCTGATGGATTGGCAAAAAGGTTCGATATAGAAAATAAAAGCTTAGAAGATCTTAAAAAGATACAAATGTCATTTTCTTCATTTACTACTGGTGAAATGAAGCAGCGAGGCGATTTAATATTGCCATTAATAGCAATACAAATAAAGCAACGAGAGGATGCAGAGATAGAATTAAATAAGAAGATAGCTAAAGAAAAAAGGGATTCATTAAAAGGATCAGGGGCGAAATTAAAAGAAGAAACAAAAGTATTAGAAGAAGAAAAAAAGAAGCAAGAAGCTATAATTTTAGGATTTGAAAACACGATTCAAGGAATAGAGTTATCCAGCAATAAGGATAGAATTAGTGAGAATAAGAGTTTTGAGGATAAAATGATTCAAAATGCTTTAGATGGTGCAGCTAAGAGAAGATTTATTTCCGATAGGGACGCTAAAGAGCATGAGTATAGACAAACTCAAATAAGGGATATCTCTATAGATCTAGCGGCACAAGCAGCACAAGGTTTATCAGATGTTTTATTTGAGGGTGCGTCTCAAAGAAGAGATGCAGAATTAGAACGAGTAGATGAACAAAGAAGCGAAGACTTAGAAAGGGTTGATGCGGAAACAGAGGTTGATTTGGCAAACGTTCAAGATAAATTTGATAGAGGATTACTTACAGAAGATCAAGCAGCAGCGCAAAGAACAGCTATCAATGTAAGATCTGCGGAAGAAAAGGCAAAGGTAGAGGATGAGGCTGCTCAAAGAACAGCTGCGATAAAAACAAAACAGGCTAAAGCTGATAAATTGGCGGCTATATCTCAAATTGCAATAAGTGCAGCAGTTGGGGTAGCTCAAGCTTATGCAGCTTCGGTTGCAACGTTCGGAGCTTCATTGTTAACGATACCTTTTACATTAGCAAGTGCTGCGATACAGACAGCTGTAGTTTTAGCGACTCCAATACCAAAATTCAAAGATGGAACACATGGTAAATTCAATACTCCTAGTCAATTCGTAGCGGGTGAGGCTGGAAAAGAGATTATAAAAAGACCTAACGGCTCAATGTTTATAACACCCAACAAGGCAACAATGTATTCCGATATGGCTGGAAGTCAGGTAATACCTCATAAAGAATCTATGGCAATGCTTGACGGACTAGGAATTGGGTACAGTTCAAATTTTAGCGACAGTAATATAGTTGGGGGATTGAGTAGAATTGAAAAAGCGTTAAAGCAAAGAACATCGATCACTCAAAGAGATGGGGTTATAACAAAAAGAGGAAATAGAATGATAGAAAGAAACCATTCAAGACTTGATAAAATGAAATCATAATGAGCAATAACACAACTAGGACTTGGTATAGGCCAACGAATACAACTACATACTTAACGTTTTTCTTATCTAATCCATCACTGGGTAGGGTAAGATTAACACACGCGCCAGATGGTTGGAGTGATGCAGGGTATAGCTATTCTAGATCTGGTACGTATTCAGGAATATTCAGAAAGTATTCATTGTCTAAATTAGGATTCGTTAAAGAAGGTAAAGCATTCTTGGAAAAGGCAGAATTAGAGCAAGGATTCGAGGCTGAAATTATATTAGAAGTATGGGAGTATAACCCCACAACAATTATTAACGAAAAGGTTTTTCAGGGTAATGTTCAACTAATAGACAAAGATGTTGACGAATTAAAATACACAGTGCCTATTGACGATTCAAGCTTTGAAAGAAAGGTGATAAGTAGAGAATCTATTCCTGTTATTGTCACAAAGAAATCACAAGATGAAATTTACAAATCTTTAGATGGGAAAGAACTTCCTGGCTATGCGAATGAGGGGAATGATATCACATTACCTAATCGGATAGATTACCTTAATAATAGTATGGAGTCAGACAAGAATCAATCGTATGAGTCTACATTAGATAAAGACCCATTAATACCTGTATTGACTAAAATTAGCGGTGCTGACGATAATGTTACATCAAATTCAAATGTATTTAAAAGTATATCTGGTGCATTTTACGCAAACAATACGGGTATAGATGTAATTGTAGATATAAACGGAACGATAAGTCTTGTAGCTAACATTTCGGCGTTCATACAAAGCACTAGTGATGTGAAAGTGTTTTTGTACGTTATTGATACAAATGATAATATTATATTAACAATAGATATAACAGGGACAGTAACATTTCTTAGTGCTGATTTTTTTCTTAACTCATACAGTGTAGTATCCGAGTTATCTGAATTAATAACAGTGCAAAATGGTAATTATTTACAGATTGGAGTTTTCCAAGATAATTATACATTTGGCGCAAGCGTAAGCAGGGGGGCTGTAATAGATTTTTCGATACGAACACAGGGCGGTTTCGCGCCACAGAAAAACGTAAAAGGAATGCTTGCATCTGAAATGATGAATAGGATAGGGCAAGTTATAACTTCTGAAAACATACCATTCTACAGTGAGATTTTAGGGCGTAAAGATTCAGAGCCATTAAAGTACACATATAACGGATACCTATCTTTATTAGCATTTACGAATGGGGCGTTAATACGAGGGTTTCCAATGACTAACGGCGTTGGGTATTCGGAACCAATTGCGCCTTTATCTATATCGCTCAAAGATGCTTTCGAGGCTTTAAATACGATTACGCCTATCGGGATGGGCGTTAAACTGCTTAATGGAAATAAAGTATTCTTTATCGAGGAGTTACAATACTTTTTTGATACAAGGGTGGTAATGCTGATTGATAATGCAACGGAATTAAAATCAGAATACAACAAAGATTTCATTCCTAATCAGGTTGAGTTCGGGTATTCTAAATTTGAATCAGATGAAAAGGTAGATGGATTTTATGATTACAATACAAAATCTGGATGGTCTAATGCAATAACATCAACAGATAAAAAAGAAATAGTCATTAGTAAGATATCTGCATCTAACACATCAATAAATGAAGCTAGAAGAATAACTAAAAAAGAAAAGCCAACTACCGACTCAAAGTATGACGACATTAACTACATGATTGATCTTGTTGAGAACACAACAGGTAATGCGGTATCAAACGGTGATGCAGAACAGGGCACTACCGACTGGGCTATCTCCAACGTTGTGACAGTTGAAAACTTGATAGGCAGCAATAGATTTGTGCTCGGATACTCCAACGGTCAGAGTATGATTTCTCAAAATATAACTTCAATAAAAGAGCCAATTTTATCTTTTTCTTACGCTGTCATAAGCACCGTTACGGGGTTAGTGTTCACGCCAACATTCCAGATAACTGCAACGTTAAACGATAATTCTAAATGGTCTTTAAATTCATTAGGTAGTTGGATTGAGGGATCTAATGCATACGCAGCACCTTCAGTAAATGGGATTAAATTAAACAATTTTCAATCGATGTTTAATTTTTCAGTAGGAGCAAATGAAGCATTGGAAAATATCAACTACATAACAGTATCGTTTAATACCGCATTTTTAGCGAATCAATTAGGAACTAATCAATTAATATTAGATGATATCTACGTAAGCGATTCAGCTAAATACAAGGCAAGAACAAACGAGGGATTTGATTACATAAGAGGAATTGTAAACGCAGACGATTCTTATAATATTAGACTATCTCCTGCTAGATCACTTGTAAGACATGGATTTAAACTCCGCGCACCTTTAGAGTATAAATTAAACACTGAATACGTTTTTTCAAATAGCGATAAAATAAGTACCTTAGTAAGCAAGGTTACTGGAGAATCTAAAGAGGTTTCAGAAAGTACTAATGTGTTAGTTAACGATTTAGATACACCTTTGTATGGAGTTGAATTAATTACTTTTGATGCATTAATAACTTCGATTCAAAAAAATACTTTAAATCAATATCACGAAGACGGTAAGCCTAAGGTTTATAGCCTTATCGGATACAGAGAAAATGTTTATCAAGCTTATAAATATGGATGGATTAATGACTTAAATACAGGCGGGTTTCAATCGAAAGCAACTATTGAGATAATACCAGTTTCAAAATATATAACCGTGGCAGAAGAGACTTATGCAATAGATGATGATTTAGAGATTTTTACAGATGATGATAACGAACAATTTACAATTGATTAGTATGAAAAAGATAATTATTTTATTATTAGTAGCCGTTTCATTTTCGGCTAACGCTCAAAGGAAACTATTTGGGCTTGATTTAAATGCAAACCCTGAGCTTACGGATAGAATCGCAATAGGACAAGTGGGTTCGTTGTCTGAAAATATGACAATGCAACAACTTTTAGATTTTACAACTACTAATTTAGATGTTTACACGCAAGCTCAGATAAACACATTGTTTTTAAATTATATCTCTAAAACGAATTTGGCGATTTACACACCAACACTAGATTATCATCCTGCAACAAAAAAATATGTTGATGATGGCATTGGTATTGTGAATAACACATTAGAGCAGGGGTGGACTCAATTATCAAACGGAATGAGAATGCAATGGTTTAAATTTATATCCAATGTAGATACTGACCAGCAGTTAAACTTTCCTTATCCATTCCCTACAGCATGTGTTAATCTAGTAGTTACTGGAGCTAGCTACACGAACGAGCCGTACAGTAAAACAAAAACAGGATTTACGTACAATAGGGATGATTCATATAGTGGAGATATAACAATGTTTGTTCAAGCAATAGGATACTGATATGGCTACATTTGAAATAGCACCAGTAAACGACCTTGAGTTTAAGGCAAGAAACGGACTGTTACCAAACTATTCTAATACACTTTCGTGTGAAGAAGAGTTTATTGGTGTCGTGAGGGGTTCCGACAGGCAAAAATTTATATCTTCTGATAAGATACGAAATCAATTAAAGACAGATTACGATATTAATACTGGATCTACTATAGAAGCTTTGCTTATAGATTCTTTAGGTAATGAAACTTCAATAGTTGTATTTAAGGTAATCGAAGCGACAGATCCTTTAAATGGTTGGTATGCGTTTTATGAGTTCGAATTTACGGGATATCCAGCAGGAACCTACTATATGACAATTAAGGCAACAAACCCACTAGAATTAAATAATTTGTATTTCCAGTCAGAACCATTTGATATTGTCGAGTCGATTACAAACTATAGATACGGATCAGACGGGACTAAGTTTCCTTACGAAACAATACCAAATCACTTTAAAGTATTGGCATCAAATAGCGGTAATCAAATATATAATTATTGGGGTAACGATAGAATCCAAGGTGATCCGTTTGAGGTGAATATCTGGATGAATGGACATGTTGGTAAGCAACAAATGGGCGGAGAGATAGATAATTACGATAATCAAGGTAGCTTAACGATCTTAAAATCTATTTCCCAAAGAGTATTTGAATTAAAAACAGAGGCGGTCGCACCATACTTACTGTTTAAAATGTCTATTTTATCTAAAGTGGATAGCTTTTACATAAACAACGCAAAGTATTCATCTGATGATAATTTTGAATTTGAATATTTTGCAAATTACACATATCCTGTATTAACAGGAACGATAACAGAATCAAATTCGGTAGCTCTTAATTCAGATGATCAGGGATATATAATAATAGATAATAACGACATGGCAGCAGTAATACCAAAAGTTAAAAGCAATGCAAGTGGATCACAACAACTTGTGATAGATGGTGGTTATTCACTAAATCAAATAACGATACAAATAACAGCAGGGGCTAGTGTTACTGTTAGAATAGGCACAACACCAAGCGGTAGCGAAATATTAAGAGATACAACCGTGCTAAGCTCCGAAGTAGTTGAAAATATTGCACGTAATTACGTAAATCAATCAGATCCAAGTGCATCATTCACGGCTTACATTGAGATAACAGGAGTTGGCGCAAGTGCTACAATAACTTTACAAACGATAATAAATAAACAATAGATATGAGAAAGATAGTTTTATTATTAATATTGGCTTTTAGTTCAATATTTGCACAGGGTCAGAATGTAGCGGGTGATGAATTGAGAATTTACAAAAGCGCATCAATTGGTGAAGACGGTACGACATTTTCGCTAGATATGAATGGGAATAAGGTTGTAAATGTTCAAGATCCAACAGCTGGGAAAGATGCTTTAAATTTAGATTATTTCAATGCAAATGCTTTATCTGCTGGGATGGTATTCGATTCTATAATGTTTAATACAAACATTTCTAATCTATCATTCGAAAAGGGTAAGTTGTATTTAGATTCTATATTTCAATCTCTGGTATATACTCCTGATGGAATAAATGCCATACTTATAGGTAGGATGCTTCTTAATCCATTAGTAATCAACAACACAGCTTCATTGATTAGTAATTTAAAAGTAGTATATGTTGACGGTTCAATATCTGATAGATTAAGCATTCAACTGGCAGACAAATCAAGTTTTGACAAGAGTAGAATTATAGGCGTAACAACTGAGGACATAGGATCTGGTGGAACTGGTAATGTTACAAGATTTGGATTAATTCAAGGTAATGTTTCGGCGTTATATGTTGGGGTAGCTGTTGGTGATAATATATACCTTGGTAATGATGGATTTATTACAGACGAACAAGCAACAGGTGGTGATTTTAATATATACATAGGAGTTGTTAAGAAATTAGGCATAACAGATGGGGAGATATATGTAAATCCGTTGGTAGAAAGTTATACTAAAGAAGTAATAAGCCCCAGAGGATGGTCTAGTGATATTATTGGTTCAACTACACTTTCACCAATTGATGGTACTAGGACATTTGAGATAATAGGATCAGGATACACATACGAAGATGGAATTAAATACACCTTTGATAATCCATCCGTTATATGGCCAGATATAGAAGGTACTGTAGATGTATATTTTGATAAAGGTGTGTTGACAACAGCAAGCAATCAGTCAGAATCACAGGTTCGCGATATTTATTCTTCAAAATCAGGAGCTTCTAGGATGTACTGGGATGCTTTAAATAATACAACTGTGTTCGCAAACGACATGCGACATACATTCGATATGAATGGTAATACATGGTCTACATTCTGGGACTTGCACAAATGTGTTGTATTAGAGGGGTTAGGAATAGTTGACATACAAACTGGAGGAACTGGAAATGATGCGGCTGATGCTCAATTCGGGCATGGCTCTGGAGTAATAAGAAATCAAGATATTATAACATCAATCCCATCTGTGTTGAGCACGACTGGTTATACGGTATTTTATAGAGAAGGTACAACAGAATGGAGATCGCAAGATTCACCAGGATTCCCAATTTTAACAACTGGGACAGGTCGCGCTGCATGGAATGAGGACGTAGCTGGAACATGGCAACAAACAGAGGTTACGAACGGCGATTTTGTTTTATATCACCTATTTGTATCAAACACTTTGGGCGATAAGACTGGAACGGTAATGGGGCAGGCTGACTATACAACATTAACAGGGGCTAGAACTGGGGCACTAACTGAAATTCAGGATTTGTTATTTAGTCAGTTTCCAATTTCAGAACTAGCACCAGTAGCAACGGTCATTTTTGAAACAAGAACTAATTATGGTAATGCCGTACAGTCAAGAACAAGACAAAGCACAGATCCGACAACTGGGGTGCTAGTGGATTATATCGACTGGACAAAAACAAATATTTCTGGGGGTGGAACAGGAGGTGTAGGCGCAAGTTCGTTTGATGATCTTAGCGATACTCCTTCTGTGAAAACTGGTTCAGCTGGGCTTGGAGTAATAGTTAATCCAACAGAAGACGCTGTAATATATGCAGAGATAGCAAGAACCATAAACGGACAATCCCCAACGACTGGAAATTACAACATTACATCAACATCTAGTAAGGTTGGTGTAGATGTTACAATAGGCACAGGTGGAACAGGTGTAAATACTACATTCAGCGTTGCGGATAACGACAACAGTACTACGAACGAAATTCAAGGATTAAGCAATACTAAATTAAACAACACGATAACAATAACGCCAACTTTAGGGGGTGTAGCAACAACTATAACTAATATTCCTCGCCTTGATATTGCTAATGCATTTACAAATAGTATTACTGCTAGTGAATTTATATTATTAGATGGTGGTAGGTCTGTTTGGAATCCGATTGGAGCAGGTCAATTTGTTGAAGCAATAGGTACTTCCGCATCAACATTAACAATTAGAGAGTATGGTGGAGTGTCAGGACTTCCTATAAAATTTAATACAAATACAGGAAATGTAGACGCTTATGCTTATTCAGTTGGTGGACTTGGTATTTTTAATTCTGCCAGAGATCTGACAAATGCCAATAGTGGAAGTTTCAGTGCTAGTGTAACAGCTTCTAATTTTATATCAAATGTAGCAACAGGAACTCAGCCATACGCAACAACTAGCACAACATTAAATACTAATCTAAATGCCCAATTATTAAATAGTCAGCTTGGTAGTTATTATTTGGACTATAATAATTTTACAAATAAACCAAATCTAGGACTATACGCTTTATTGACAGGTGCAACATTTACGGGGCAAGTTAATGGAACAGTATTTAACGCCACAACAGGAATACAAACAGCAGGAGTTACTCGCATAGATGCTTCGGGGAATTATACTGGTGGTAGTGGTAACTTTAGTAATCAAATCAACTTAATTAGTGACAATACAAAAAATAGACTTAGAATACAACAGCCTAATGTAGGATCAGGCGCTAATGTGTCTTTTGGTATTTTTGGTAAAAGGGAGATTCTTAATGAAGCTGGTGTTGTTCGATATAATTACAATAGTAATCTTTCATTAGCTACTGTTGGAATAGGATTTTGGGGTAATGATGATGTATTAAAAGTTAAAGCTAGTGGAGGAATAGACGTAACAGGTAATGCTGTTGTGAGTGGTACAGTAACAGCTTCTAATTTTATATCAAATGTAGCAACAGGAACTCAGCCATACGCCACAACAAGCACAACATTAAATACTAATCTAAATGCTGACTTATTAGATTCTCAACATGGTTCTTATTACTTAGCATTAGCAAACTCAACAGGAACTTTAGCAGATGGAAATTTAAGTAGTAATGTTGCTTTAAAGAATATTAATAATACGTTTCCAACAACAACATTTGGAACTAATAATTCTACATCTGGAACTAATTTTCTATTAGGTAAATATACGTCTGGAAATATTGTAACTTTTGGATCTGAGCGTGGTACATCGTACCCTTTTATTGGTTATGGAATTAAGCATAACGAGAACTCAAGCGGATATGTAAGTAGTACTCCTATTACTAGTAATAGATCATATGTTAAACTTGTACCTGATGGGTTAATTTTAGGGATTGCAGCTGAACAAGCAACCGCTGAAGGATCTCCGATCATTGGATTGACTCAGAAAGTTGTTTACCACTCAGGTAATTCTAATCTAGGTACAGTACCTTGGAATGCTTCTACTATTTCAACCAACGGAACTACTCGTATAGATACTAGTGGTAATTATACTGGTGGTAATGTTACTGCTAGTGGTTTTATGTATGCCAACGGTAACACTACAACATTGCCGTCAGTAGATACAGGCTTGGCTATAAGTTGGAATAGGTCAAATGGGAATGCAGAGGTTAATTTCACTAATACATTTACAAGCTTTGCTACTAGCGACTCATATGTGTTCTCTCAAATGACAACCTCTAGTACTTTTATTGATCTGTTTAAAATTAATTCGTCAGGTATAGACGTTACAGGTAATGCTGTTATGAGTGGTACAGTAACAGCAACTAACGTATTCAAAAAAGCAACACAGACACTTTCAGGAACAACACCAACTTACGACTGCTCTACCTCTGTAAATGCTAAAATAACGCTTACGGGTAATACCACCGCAACATTAACTAATCTAATTGATGGAATGAGTGGTAATATTAGAGTGCAACAAGATGTAACAGGAGGAAGAACATTAACACTGTCACCTACACCAAAAGTTATAAATGGAGGTGCTGGTATAGTAACGTTAACAGGCACTACCAATTCTGTAGATATTATCTCTTGGTGGTATGATGGAGTTAATTTAAATGTTACATACGGATTAAATTACAACTAAATGAAAAGATTAATTTTTATAATACTTGTATTTCTGAGCTTGTTTAGTCAAGCTCAGAATGCGATGTTTCTAGGGGATAATCAAGTAAAAGCTGTAAATGTAAGTATAAGTGTTGCTGATATAGTTAGGGTAGATTCTACACATGCTACATACACAATTATATTCACACTTAATAAGCCTTACTTTACTGATATTAATTTCACGGCAATAGTTAGAAATTATAACGGATTTAGTGATTTTAATATAAATAACGGCAAGATATTAGCATGGAATATCTTATCAGATTACGGATTTCAGGCCATCGTAAGTATTGCAGTTAAGGCAGATCCGTATGATATAGAGGTTGAGATATTAACAATCGACCTTCCAGTTTTGGTAATTGGAGATAATCCTTTTTTATTCACAGTTCCAAAACCAAATTAATTTTACTTATCTTTATAATTATTAATTAAATTTTACGTTATGAAAAAATGTTTTGTGAATTACAACGAGCCAGAAGAAGTTCAGGAAGAAGAAACAATTGATCCAGAGCATGATAAACTTGGTTAGAAAATTCATCATTACAGTTAGTGCCTTTGCGGTGCTAACTGTTATTTATTTGCTATTTACGGCAGATCAAAGCGTTTTCTGGGCTATCTATTCATTCAGTTTAAAGGATGCCTTTATAATTGCTTTGTGTGCTTTATTTATAGGGCAAAATAAAACGTCTGATTTATTTGCTATTGGAGTAGGTTGTTATTTAATAGTACCTACTATAATAAGGTTATTAACAGCATTTAAATCTAATGCAGATTACGAACTATATAGGGAGTTATTATCAAATTCTGAATACTCTTATTTTTTACTATTAGTGTTGTTTTTTATTGCAATACTTATTTATCATGCATGCAGAAATGGCCGGAAAAATTGATGAATTAATCATCTCAAATGCGGAGATTAACCAAAGTTATAAGACTTTACTTTTTATAATTAAAAGCTTTGTCGCTGGATGCAGCATTGTGCTTATTCTGTTTATAATGTTTATGATCCAAACCAGAGAAGATATTGCAACAATTAAAGCCACACTAGCCACCACTGAAAATATTATATCATTAAAGAGTGATTTAAAAGATGCAGAACTAAGACTTCATAATGAAATGGGTATTTATATTTCATTAATTTCTTACATAGAGATAGAAAAACAAAAAGCCATAACTGTAGCAGATTTATTTTGCATATTTGGAGATAGATACATGAATATAAAAGAGGAAGAATTAGAGAGATTTAGAACAACTGCCATATTTAAGCTAAATAATAATTTGAGTTTAGGTACTACAAGAGATAAATCTAATTAATATTTCCAATCTTTAATTTCTGTAATTTTAAATTCTATTCTTGGGTTATTCACATCCTTAAATTTCCTTGCGTGTATTTCTACACACTTATTGTCGTTTTTAAAGGCATTTAGTTTTTGAAGACAATCTAGCACCGCTTTAAAGCTTCCGTCCAAATCTGGTCTCTTAGAATCGTAATAAACTTTACATTCAAACTTAAACTCTCCCTGAATGTTTTTATTGCGGTATTTTCTGCATTGAAAATAAAAACTATCCTCGTAAGATTTTAATTCTTTCGTCTTGCCTAAACTCGAATGCTTACCAATTTTAATAATCCTGTAACTATTTGATTTACTAGGAATATTCCCTTTTATAATTTCTATTTCTCCCATACTCCAAAGATAACATGTTTTCTAACATATCTTTTATTTGCATTAATCTATTGTATATCAAATAAAGTATTGTATATTTGTATCAAGGAAAACGAATAATAACACTTAAAACTAAATCGGATGAAAACTTTAAACTCAGATATAATGAAAGCAACTAAGAAATCAATGAGAGCTGTTAAAATGCTAGTTAATTTAGTAGATAAAAGAATTAGCATGGGATTAACCGATCTATTCGATGCTCAAAATTGCGGAATAGCTTATAAAGAAGCTTTATATATCGTAGATGTAGAAATGAGTTTTCCAAAGGTTGGAGATTTCAACTATCTTTTAGAGATGGTTTACTATAAAAGTAAAAAAGGATTAATATCTCAAATCTAATGGCTGATAATCACCACAACGCCAAATTCAAAGCCTCGCAAAAAAGCGGGGTTTGCTACAAGTGTAAAAAAACATATAATATTGAAGAATTACAGTATTATATTGATGGATGCAATTATGCTATAACAAACAACACTAAACCGATTTGTATTTATTGCGAACCTTTAAAATATATTGAGATGACAACACACGAAGTTATAAATAGCTACATGACAACGCACGGCGTGGAGTTTGATAATGATGGTAAATTTGAAAATGATAATTGCATAATTTCAATTTCTAAAGAAAATTATAATGTATTAATTAAGGAAAGTAACAGTTCAATACATAGCTCTGATTTAAGCATATATTGGATTGTTGGCATCATTAAGCATTACAGTCTAATTGAAGATCTTAAAGCTCCTATACATTTTGGTAGGTGGTTATTGAAGCATTGCGATACAACACAGCAAGATGGTTGTTTTTGTTGGATATATAAAGGTGCATTTTACGACACGGCAGAAATATTTGAAATATTTAAAACCGAATAATATGGAAAAACAAACCTATGCAGAGTGGCTTCGTGCTACTCTGTTTGAAAAACGAATAAGTCAATCAACGCTTTCTAAGGCGTTGGGTTATGCCGAAGGTGTGATTAACCAGAAGTTGAGGCGAAACTCTTTTACAACAACCGAAAAGTACTTCATTCGTGATTACTTAGTCAATCCTGAGATTGTAAACTATGAAATAATTGAAATGTTAAACGAATTTAAAAACTAAACCCAATGATTAAAGTAAAACCGATTACATCACTAGAAGATATTCTGAATCTTAAAAAAGGCGATAACGTAGCGTGTGAATTTCACAGAAATATTCACGACTATCCAAAGAAGCCGTACAGATTTAAAGTTTTTCAAGTTTTTCTAAATAAAATAGATGCTAAAGAAATTATCCTCCAAAAGAAAAACAATATTTATTTTAATTACGAAATGTTTTTAAATGGAGAAAGTAATTTAAAAAGTATAGTATTAATCGAGCAATCCAAATAAAATGAAAGAAATTTATAAAATTAAAGTGGTGAAATCAAAAAACATCAGTCACCTAGAATCATTTCAAGATTTTAGAGTAACGTGTCCAGATGGTGCAAAAAAATACTTTAGTAGTAATAATACTGCATTATCATTCATAACAGTGAATCAAGGAGTGCCAGAGTACGAATAGTTAAAACTTAAAACCATGATGAAAAGATTAGACCAAGTAACACATATTTTAAGATCTAGAGGCATCAAAGTATCATCAAATGATAGATTAGTGATGGTTCAAACAATAGAAGTTCTAGATAGCATTGAGCGAGATAAGTTAGTAAATAAAGTCGAAGAGCCAGAACGATCGGTATTTTCAAAACCTATAAATTGGCTTTTAGCATTGTGTATATTCGGGGCGTACTTAATGTTTTTTTATACAAAATAATTGCCATTCCGATAATTATCGCTATATTTGTAGAAGCCGATTAAGATAGTCGGCTTTTATTAACTTGAATTTTTTAAAAATGATTAAAGTAGGAGATAAACAATATTTAGAGATATCTGATTACGCAGTACACATCGGTAAAACAATACAGACTGTTTATTCTAGGATAAAAGAAAAGAAAGTAAAAACACGTAAATTAATGGGTAAAACTGTTATTGAATTGTAATTTTTTTTGACTTAAAATTTAAAACTTTTTAAAATGGAAACAACACAATTGGTATTAGGAGATATTATTGGATTCATTACATTGATAACTTTTATTATGGTATCAATGGTATCTATATATTTTAGTATTATAATGTCAGAATTAAAAGATATTAAAAATAAATTAAATGAGAATTTGAAATGAATGAAAAAATAAAATGGTTTGGAAGATATTTAGGATGTGAGTATAAGAAAGGTCTAACTGGCTTGCTATTAACGCAATCAAGCTTATACGATGCAATACATTCAGATTCAAGGCTAATCCTAAAAGAGCTTAAGGATATTACAGAGTATGACTTAAGAGAATGTTCAAAGCTTGGTAAGTTATGGATGCAATGGGATTTATTTTATATCTATTTAAGAAGATTAATATTTGAAGATGTTAATAATTTCAACTGGAAAGTTACTATAGAGATAGTAGACTTCCTACGCTCAAAAGGTTACGCAATTGGAATACCAAAAGAATATTATATTACTAAGGAAGAGTTAAAGGAGGCTAAATAATGGCAAATTGGATAAAACTAAGCAGGGACATACAGAAGCATTGGGTATTTTCCGATGCTGAGAAGTTCAAAGCGTGGTGTGTTATCCTTATGTCTGTTAATTACGTGGATAATAAAGACCTTATAGATGGGGAATTAATCGAATGCAAGAGGGGGCAATCTCTTTATAGCCTTAATTCATGGGCTAAACGATTCGGAGGTAAATGGTCAATTCAGAAAGTAAGAACCTTTTTTAAATTGCTAGAAAAAGATTTAATGATCACTACGCAAGGCTTACGAAAAACAACACGGTTAACTGTTTGTAATTATGAGAGTTATCAAGGCGACCAACAGACAGACAACGGACAGGTAACAGACAGACAACAGACAGGTAACACACAGCTAACAACAACTAAAGAAGGAAAAGAAAGAGAAGAAGTAAAAGAAGTTAAAGAAGTAATAAGGGCAAAAAGATTTTTGCCACCCACACCAGAGCAATTAAAAGCTTATTGTATTGAAAGGAAAAACAATGTTGACCCTATAAAATTCTTTGACTTTTACGAATCTAAAGGCTGGCTGGTCGGGAAAAATAAAATGAAAGATTGGAAAGCTTGCATAAGAACTTGGGAAAAAAACGAAAATGTAAGTTCCGCGCAAAATTCACCAAAGAAAATTGACATTAAAAACGCAGGAAAATTCGATCACAACGAAAAATACTAAATATGAAGATTGACGAAATAATTCAACATGAAAGAGATTTGCTTAGTAGTTCATCAAATATTAGGAAGTCTTTTTTCGCTAAAATAGATTTAAGCGATGCTAAGCGTGTTTGGTTTTCGATCGGTAATAGACTAACGAACGGAAAATATAAAGTTGATGAGAGCTTAAAGGAGCCAATCACGCAGATTTTGAAATGGTGCTTAATGGATCCAACTTTCAATGGTGATTTGCAAAAGGGTTTATTGCTATCCGGTGAAATTGGATGCGGGAAAACTTTAACATTGAAAATATTTGTTGAGTTTATGAAGTATGCAAACAAGATAGTAGCTTCATATTCAGCGATTGAGATTGTTGAGATATTCAAATCGAAAGATGGTAAAGATCGTTTGTTCGTTTCTCCATTATTCATTGATGATTTAGGAACAGAGCAGGTTGAAATAAATAACTACGGAACAAAAGAGGCTCCAATTTACGAAATCTTTAACCGCAGATATTTAGACCGTAGATTCTTGATGTTTATCACAACAAATCTTAAACCTTCTCAGATGGAGGAACGCTACGGAGACAGGGTGAGGGATCGGATAAAGGAAATGTTTAATATAATGCCAATTAAAGGAAATTCAAGGAGGAAATAACCATGAAAAAAATCAACAAAACACAAATTAAAAATGCAAAAGATAATTGTATTCTGTTTTGTCACAAAGAGGATGATGTAACAAAATACATTTCTAAAGACGATGGAGTCTTTAAGATATGGACTAACAAGTCAAGTAACGAACGAACCGCAAAAGACATTAAAACGGCTGTGACATACTATAATAACCCCGAAAAGTTTGTGAAGAAATACCACGGTGTAAATTAAATAATAGGAGAAAATAAAAATGGATACAACAAGGAAAGCAAGAAAAGAACACCCCTGCTCAATGTGTAAAGGCGTAATTCGCAAAGGACAAAAGTATGTTGATATAAAATTAAGAGTTCCTACTTACGATAAGGAATTTGATTATCAAGATGGAATTGAATATTTAGGATTTAAAGAACATTCAGAACACTGCGTAGGTCAGGTATTTACGCACGATAAAGAAACATTAAAAAAGATTTGGAAGAATTGTATTTTTGATAATCACAAATGGATTGACGAGGAAATGTGCGGAGCTTGGTTTCAGGATTGCGGAGAAATGGAATACACCGGAAACACTGTTTGTGAGTACTGTGGAATCATAAAACCTGCTGTACAACACACTAAAAAATAGTAGTAATTGATTTTTGAATGTTAATTTTAAATAAAAAACTGAACCATGGACAAAATTGATATAATAAAAAAAGGATTTGTATTTTTAAAAGAGGATTGCTCCCAAGTATGGCTGTGTGGGTTCGTAAACAAAACAGAAATTCCAGAAAAAGCAACAAAGGAAGCATACGAAGATGGTTGTTTTACTCATGAATTTAACGACACAAAAACAGACGGATATGACGAGGCATCATTTTATGGTAGTATTTATCTCCCTTTTTATGATGATATTTATCTAAAGTTTGAGGTTTACGCTTAATGACTATTCAAGTGTAATGTACTAAATCGGACACCATGAAAACACTCGCCACAATCACCCGAAATCAACAACTGATACGAATGTATGTAAATTATATTCTAGTTGATAAGAAGAGCTTAGAACAGGCTTTTCGGTTAATTGTACGCGAGTATAACTTAGAGAAATCAACGGTGTTAAAAATATTGAAATCGAATTATTATAAAAGAACCTATGCAGAGGTGAGAAATTGCCAGGTAAAAATTAAAAGAATATGAAAATACTAAACCTATACGCTTGCCTTGGTGGAAATCGCTATAAGTGGGGAGATGAGCACGAAATCACAGCCGTAGAATTAGATACTGAATTAGCAAGATTGTATCAAGAAAGATTCCCAAATGATACCGTAATTGTAGCAGATGCTCATCAATACCTTTTAGATCATTACAAAGAATTTGATTTTATCTGGACTTCACCACCTTGTCCTTCTCATTCAAGGGCTAGATATTGGGGATGTAAAAATGGAGAAAGAGCGACAAAGCCAATTTACCCAGATATGAGATTGTATGAAGAGATTATCTTTTTACAAAGCTATTTCGATGGGAAATACACAGTTGAAAATGTAATCCCATATTACGAGCCTTTAATCCAGGCAAAGAAAAGAGGTAGACATTTATACTGGACAAACTTCAACTTGCCTAATATCCTAAGTTCAAGGGATGGAAATGCATTTATTAAAGATAATGTCAAAAGCCTTTGCGAGTTTCACGATTATGACTTTACAAAATACAAAGGAGTTCAGAGAGTTGAAAAAATTGCAAGAAACCTAGTAGATTACGAAGCAGGGAAAACAATACTTGACACAGCATTAGGAATAATAACCAGGAGTAATCAAGAATTACCATCATTATTTTAACACAAACAACATGAAAAACCTAAAAGAAGCAACATTAAAACTTTGCAAATTTGGCGAAGATACATTTGAAAGGTTAAAAGAACAAAATAGAATTGAGTCCGAAATTGCTGAAAGGTATCAGATATTTTACGCACTCAGGATTCAAGGCTTTAAATGTACCTCGATTGCCGAACTTTTTGAAGTCAATAAATCAAACGTGTTTTATGGAATTCGCATCCATAAAAAGAGACTTGCGACAATTGATAGAATGAATAAATTAAAAATGAATGTACGATGATTCAGATAAGTAATGAAGATAATATGGAATTAATGAAGCGTTATCCAGATAATTATTTTGAATTGGCTATTGTAGATCCTGAATATGGGATAGGTGCAGATAAGCCAAGCAGAAAACCTAATAAATGTAAGCAATCTAACGGTACTGTGTTAAACGTGAAATCGCCAAATTACACTCATAAGAATTGGGATTCAAAACCTGCAGACTCGAGATATTTTGATGAGCTTAAAAGAGTTTCTAAAAATCAAATTATTTGGGGCGTGAATTATTACGACTATAATCTTACAGGTGGGAGGATTATTTGGGATAAGTTAAATGATAGTAGCGATCAGTTTGATTGCGAAATAGCTTACAACTCACTCAATAAAAGAACTGATATAGTCCGCTACATGTGGCGTGGAATGTTTCAAGGTTTATCTATCACAAAGAATGCACACAAAGCATTAATTCAGCAAGGCAATAAATCTAAGAATGAGAAGCGTATCCACCCAACCCAAAAACCTGTAAAGCTCTACGAATGGCTTTTAATAAACTACGCCAAAGAAGGCGACAAAATACTTGATACGCATCTTGGTAGTGGTTCAATCGCTATCGCCTGTCATAACCTTAAATTCGATCTTACAGCATGCGAATTGGATAAGGATTATTTTGATGCAGCAATGTTAAGATTAAGAATTCACCAAATGCAAAAAACATTATTCTAAAATATGAAACAAATCTCAGAACTAATAACAGAATCGATTGAAATTACGGGCATATCATACGAAGATATAATCTCTAAAAACAGACAGAGAGACATTGTTTGCGGCCGATGGCACGCTTGGAAACTTCTCCGGGAAAAAGGAGAATTAACCTATCAAAGTATCGGTAGGTTATTCGGAACCGATCACGCTACGGTATTAGTCGGAATTAGAAAAATAAATATGTTTATAGACACAAATCAAATTTCATTTAATAATTAGATCATGAAAATTAAAGAAGGTGCACAAATTAGAGGGTTAAGTCCTGAAATGGTTATTGCTTGTATTATTACAGATCAAATAATGCAAAAGCACGGTGGTGAATTAGTTATTACTGAGGGTACTGGTGGAAAACATAAAATAGGGTCGCTTCATTATGTTGGCCTTGCAATCGACGCTAGAATTAGAATGTTTAATTCCTCTGAATTGGCTATTATTAACCTTGAGTTAATTGGAGCGTTAGGGAGTGAGTTTGATGTTGTGCTTGAAAAAGATCATTTTCACATAGAATTTCAACCTAAAACACTTTAGTATGTGGAAATCAATCACCTTATTTTTATCAGGAGTATTAACCGCCTTGTTGATTTATATAAAGTTCAAAGATCCTGATATCGTAAACGTTCAAGGTGATCAGGTTAATGATCCTAAGATTAAAGACAATCGAAAGATAAAAACAAAGAGTCCGTTTGTTATAAGATCAAGACAGGCGGCAAGGCAAATGAGAAAGGATGAGCGTAAAAGAGAACGCCAATTAAAAAGAGATTTGCGAAAGTTGAAATAAATCTTTAATTTAGTAACTTGAATTAGTACTAATCAAAAAAAACGCAATATGTTTAAAAATTTAAAAGAATGGAAAACTTCATTAATCGGAGTAGTTACAATTATACTTTTCGGTCTTGTTAGTTTTAATGTGGTTACAGCTGATCAGAGCGCAGGGATTAATGAGGCTATTGCTCAAATTATCGATGCTTCTGGTGGTGATCTTATCGCATTCTTAACCGTATTATTTGGGGCAATTGGTGGAGTACTTCACTTGTTTGTAAAAGATCCAAAAAAAGAATAGTACTTTGTGTATTTGGTTTAGTTTTTTTATTAGGTTTAAGTGATTGAAGCGGCTGGTTACCGCTTCTTTTTTGTGCTTAATCGAAAATAAAAGTAAAATAAACTTGAAATAATTAGGAAGTGAAGTTTTTTATACCTTACTTTGGTGTAACAAATAAGGATAATAACACTTAAAAATAAATATCATGACCAAACCAAGATTTTCAAAAGGACAACAGATTTTTAAAATTGAATTACATAAAGGTGAAATAATAAATATTACTAAAGAAATTGTAAAGAGTTGCGGATTAAAGCAGTTAAAAATAGTAAGCGATTGTGAATTTGGGAATATGCATAAGCCAAATAGAAAAGATGGTAACTTTAATAATCTAGTTCAAATTTTTCACTCTACACTTAATGATGCCGAAAAAGCGAAAGATGATTTTTATAAAAATAAATAATCAATCAGGGGCTTCTGCCCCATAAACCGAATATCATGAACCAAAAACAAATAATACTAAAATACGGATCTTTAAAAGCAGCGTTTAGAAGCGCAATAGAAAACATCAACTTCTATTCTGAAATATTACAACTAATTACGTATAATTTCGAAGTTAAAACCAGATACGAAAACAAATTAAATTATTATACTAACTTAAAAAAATACTTATCAAATGAGGAAGCCTAAAGGATACATAGAACCCGTTCAAAAGATTTACGATAAATTAAAAGCAGAATATCCGAAGCGTGTAGATCAATCGGTAGTATTAGATTGTGAGCCTTGTGATGTTCCACAAAAGTTAACAGCTTTGCAAAACAAGTTATTATGGATTGAGAAGTTTTTGAAATTAATAGGGAAAGGTATTGAGATTGTTGATTTATAATGGATCGAATGTAAGAATCGTATTTGGTCACCTCACTGATAAGGTGACCAAAATATAAAATATTATTAATCAACTATATAAGTGTACTTAAATATGATTTTTACATTTATATTATAAATTGAGAAAATTATGAACCCAATAGGAAACGAGCATTCAAGCTTACAATATGATTTAATAGAAAGCTTTAAGGTGTTTGGTACAGAAATAACTACAGGAAGAAATACAAGCAAACACAATGCTATATGTTTAAAAAATAAATTAAAGCGGAAAAAGAGAAATAAACGTAGATAATTTTATTTGTTTATAATCGGCTTGCGGTATGTTGTCGGTTGCCGTTCAAATACCCACCGACTTTGATTAAATGAATAAATGTTGAATAACTTAAATAGTGAGCGATTATGAAATACGAATACAAGAAAGTAACTGGATACGAGCAAAAGAAATTTATTGAAAACGGACATACAATGTTTGAGGAAGATGTTTTACGAAGGTTAAAAAGATTAGCTTACCTTGAAGAACAGACGAAGCAAGCGAACGGTGTTGAAAAAAGCGATAGCAACTGCAATATACCGCTTGTTAGCGGTCGTTTCTCTGAATTAGATATGAGAGAATCATTTAAAGCGGGTGCAATCTATGAGCGTTCATGTGAACATTATAGTAAACAATCAAAAATAACAATGGCAGGGCATTTAGTAAGTAACCCTACACCAGATTTTAGCGAATTTATACATGATTATAATGACCGCTAATGGATCGAATGTTAGGTGAGTGGTGACAATTTAGAACAAAACAATATTAATATAGCTAATTAAAAAGCGAAGCGTAGGCAAATTTTATTTTTTAAATTATGGAAACGAAAAGATTTGATAGTTCAGATAACAATGTTTGGAAGTATGTATTTGATTTTGAAAATGCAGTTGCAGAAGCTGTGCTTTACAGATACGAGGATTTTTACAAACGAACAGTATTGTGTGTAAGTGTACAAAGCGGATGTCCTGTGGGTTGTAAGTTTTGCGGAACTGGTAAGATGTTTATTAGAAACCTTACGAGTCGTGAAATAGTTGACCAAGTAAAACATTGCTTAAGAGACATGAATATTGAAAACATTAATGCTGTTGGTGAACGCTTCCAAATAATGTTTATGAGTATGGGTGAGCCGATGCTTAATTTTGAAAATGTAGAAAAAGCAATTAGAGACTTAAATAACCTTTACCCAAATGCAGAACTGTTACTTAGTACAATGGCAGCTAAAAAACCCAAAGCATTTGAAAGATTATTTGAAGTAAGTAACGACATTGACAAGGTAGGATTGCAATTTAGTGTACACGAGGCAATCGAAATAAAAAGAGATGCTTTAATACCATTTAAAAACAAGCTTACATTGCGTGAGATGCGTGATACTGGCATTGAGTGGAATAAGCTAACCAAGCGACCTGTTTACATTAATTACTGCATTGGAGAGCACAACCAAAGCGATGATGAAATGAACCGCCTAAAAGACCTGTTTAGCCCTGCTGTTTTCAACCTAACATTCAGTGTTATTTGCTCTGCTGATGAAAACATGAAAGATAAAGGATATAAAGAACTTGACAGAATTAACGAAATTTCAGCTAGTTTTTTAGAGTGTGGATATAATGTTAGAGTTTTCGACCCTGTTGGACAGGATGATATTGGTGGAGGTTGTGGGCAATTGTGGTACGTGCAAGATTGGATGAACAGACATAAATAGTTTTGAAAAAACTAATAGTGCGGTGGCAATTATTAAATATTAAATTGCACCTAATGTGATGAATATGTGGAGGCTGAGGAACGAAGCTTACATATATTTAGTGTTACAAACTGCCGATTTTTAAATATAAACTAAAAGATAAATAGAATATGAAAACTTTAATTACACCACAAAAGGGAGCGACTTGCCCCGCACTGACAAACGAGAACTACGAATACCATTTAAGTGGAGATGCTACCTCTTTTTGCATTTGCACCTTGAATGATTTAGCTTGCAAGGGCAGGGTTATAGCAGACCCAGACGACCAAAGTAGTGACTTTTTTAGTAGAGGTAAATGTATGATTGATACAGCTAAGCTAAAAACCTGCCCGATGTACGGATGCACAGCCGAAACTTTCAAAAATGTACTGAAGGACAAAATGCAAAAAGAAATGACAGACAAACTGAGCGGCATTAGTGGCTAGAGGTTGTTTGTAATGGACAGCAATAAGAAACGTGCGAAATAACGCACAAAACTAAATACGAGTACTAATTTTAAATAAAAAAGCGATGGCAAAATTTGCAAGATTAATCGAAATTGAGAATGACGAACAAGTTTTATTGACAATTGAATACAACGATGAAGATGATAAGTATGAAGTTGCAATTAGGACTGATTTAGATGGCATTACAGCACAAATAAAACTCGGATTTGAAGAGGAAGAAAAGGCTGTAATTGCAATGAATAAGTATGGGCAACCAAATGCTCAGGCGTTTAGAAATGAGATGGAAAAGATGCTATTATAGTGTGCGTGGGCTTTTATTTAAAATTGCCCGATAACCCACTAAAGCTGATACGAGAACGAAAAGTAAGCATGTTTTTTATTGCATGTTAGCTTTTCGTTTTAATGATTCCATAATGTTGTTTGGCTAAGCTTCGTAAAGCCTCATTGTGAGGAACGATCAATATAGAGGCTGAATGAAGTTTAACTGTTTATTGAGGAGCGTTACGCTCACATTGTCAAGATTTTCGTGTGTTGAAAGCCAAACAACATTGAAGATCATAATACTAACGGGAATTTAAAAATTTATTTGATATGAAAGTTAAAATAACAAAATGCAGTAATGATAATTGGTGGTACAATGATCGAATAGGAGAAATCTTTACTCCAATTAATGATGGCGATCCCCACTCTAGTAAATATGAGGTTAATTTACCAGGTGACCACATAGGATTTATAGATTTCGACGATTGTGAAATTTTTGAATGTAGTTAGTTTGAGGGAACGAGGCACGAGTGAGCGTTATGATTCCATAATGGACAAGAATAAGATTTCGTTGAGGAACGAAATGAATTTTATTTAGTGTTACCTGCTTTGTTTTATTTTTTAGGGATGGATTTTTTTATTTTACCTTTATATTAGGATATTAAATATATTACCCTTATATTTGGGTATTGTTTAACGAAAAAACTAATACTATGACACTTCAAGAATTAAGAAACGATTTTCAACAACACCGTATTGAAACTAAAAAAGCACTTAAAGTTTTCATGAGCAATAAAACCGCAGAAAACAAACAATTATATGTTGATGCAAGAGATGCTAGAAACGACTGTTTAATGATGATTCAATCTTGGTAATAGTATGATTAACTGGTTAAGAAAAAATAAACACTCGCTAAGCCTTAGAGGTATAGAGCGACAATTGAAAATGCCTGATACAACACTTGTAAAGGCAGTGAATGGTTCTCAAAAACTTGCTGAGCATTGGGAAGAGCCACTAAGACAATTCCTAAACAATTTGAAAAATTGTAAGTGCGGTGGCAAAAAATAAAATATTGCAGGTAATGATAATGGTAAGTTTAGTGCGTGAATACTATGAGCTAAATTAATAGTAAATAACCTTAAAAACTAAGTAATGAGCGATTGGCAAAGAGTAATAGATAATTGTAAGTTAGCAGGACTTGAAGCACCAGAAGACATGTTTGATGTTAGTGAGTGTATTGATAAATTAGATGACCAAGTTAGGGAGCTTAAAAAAGAGAACCAAAAACTAAAATTACAGCAAGCGAGTGGGGCTGAAAATAAAACTGGTGAAGCATTAAATTTACCTGATATTATAAAGAGCGAAGCGGCGGTTTGTGATCATGCTTACGAGGAAGTCCAATATGGAAGCACTGGCGTTGTTTTTAAGTGCAGAAAATGCGGTTGTGTATATTAACAAACTGCTTTATAATGAGCAGGAATAAGATTTGTTGAGGTACGAAATGAAATTTATTTAATATTACCATACGTACAAACTAAAAACTTAATAGAATGAAAATACAACAACTAGCAGAAATATTAGGGCAACTTGATAAAAATAAACGCATAAAATTCCAGAACAGAGAAGGTTGGAAAGACCAAACGATGGCAGTAAATGCTATATTAGAAGAAGGTGGAGCGTATATTTTTATATGGACTGCACACCCACATTGTATAAAAGAAAGTATGAATGAAAGGCAAAAGCTTATTTGGTATAACCCTAATATTGGTAACTCTAAATTAGTAAAGCAATACTTTCCTGAGTATGGATGGTAATGATTCGGTAAACGCACCTTTTAAATAAAACCCAATGAAAACAACCAAAACAGAAATTTTAGAGTGCAAATATCGTTACATTTTGGACGAATTAAACAGACGGTGTTACGATTGTGTTACACAACAAGATTTAGCAGACTACTTCCATGTATCAAGGAGGAAGATTAACGAATTTATTAATGGCAAAACTATTGATTTTAAATTATTGAATTCATACGCTAATATATGTGGTATGGAATTAAAACTTGAATTAGTTGAATTAGATTTAAAGAATATTAAAATAAACTGATCATGAACAACACAGCAACAAGCAATACCAATAGAGCCAGTGAAGAAAAGGCTACGAGAATAAGAACATCTTTAATCATGCTTGATTTAATGCATCGCCTACATGATTGCTTTCATCACGTAGTTACCGGAGTAGGGATGACTAAACTAGGAAAGCATAAACTAGGAAGAGTACAAGAAGCAAAAGATATCCAGGCTGAAATTGATTCTTACCGATTAAAAAAACGATAAACATGTTTTATAACATATCTAAAGATTCTTAATTTGATTGTAGAATTCATAGATTTGTTTAAACCAAAAAACTAAATGAAATGAGCGAACAAGGCAGAAGTTGCAAGCAAAAAATGAAAGATTTGGAGTGTATTTCTCCAATAATCGCAGGAATAGCGCTAATGATTTTTCTACTTTTTATATTCGGATGATGAAATTAGACCTAAATAAACCGTTAGACGTTGAGCGTTTTCGATTACGAGGCAAAATGCTTATCGAAAAGAAAGCTAAAATTGATCTTACCGAACACAAAAATAAAAGATCAGTAAAACAAAATTCTCTATATTGGATGTGGCTTACATGCATACAAGATGAAACTGGAAACGATAAAAACGATCTTCATAAATATTTTGCTGAAAAGTTTCTAGGAATTGAAGAAGTTGAAATATTTGGAGTTAAGCAATTAAGGATTAAAAGCACTCCAGATAACGACACGAAAGAATTTACGGACTATTTAGAAAAGATTAGATTATTCGTAGCAGAAGAGCAAAGTATTTATTTACCATCGCCACAAATGCAGGGGTACGAAGATTTTATTTTCACTTATAATTAAACTAAACCAAATGAAAAATATAGCAAAAGCAATTATTTCAGTAATGAAGATTGTTAAAGGAATGGAAAAAAACAGCCGTGTCGGAACTGGTAATTCGGCTTATGACGGAACTAAATACAAGGATGTTGCGGATGTGTTTAACGATGCATTAGAACAGAATGGACTTTGCATTCTGCCTATTGGAATCGAAGAAGAAACACAAATAGATCGATGGGAAGAGGTTGATCCATACAGTAAATCTACACCAAAAGATTTTAAAACAAAACAGTCGGTTTTCACAAAGGTTAAGACTAAATACATATTACTACACGAAAGCGGGGAAAGTATAGAGCTTGCTGGCTATGGTCACGGAATTGACCCGCAAGACAAAGGAGCTGGTAAGGCTACAACATATGCACTTAAAAACTGTTTACTTTATACTTTCCTTACTCCAGTAGGCAAGATTGATGACGCAGATAGTACTCATTCTGACGATATTAAAACACCGCAAGCACCTAAAGATTACAAATTTGGATTTGGCGATTCGTTGGATTGGGTTTCGGAAGAACAGGTTACCGCTATGATCAAGGCTATTCCCACAAAAAAACAATACGTTATCGAATCGCTACTTAAATATAAGTGGAGTAAAAAGAATAAAGAACTTATTACTAAGGAGCTTGACAATGCAAAGCAATAGAGAAGATTTTTTATATATGAGAGAACAGGGGGTGCAAGAGTCTCCTGAGATCGAAAGAGAAGAAGAGCGAAAGCCGGAAGCATTGCCATATAGATTAGATCTAGAAAGAAGATTAAAGGCATACCTCAACGCAGTCGAAAGGAATAAGATTAAAAAGTTCGGATTAGATCACGTAATAAGAGAACGCAACCGGAACCATACCGATATGTCTGATTGGGATCAAAGACCATTACACAATCACGCAAAACCTTTAACTGCATTTCAGAAGTTACATTTTACACCAAAAAATAAACCGATAGAATATGAGCTACCAACAACAGAAGACATTAAGGAGTCGTTCAAAGCATTTAAGAAATCACGAGATTTGGGAAGTGTGTAATAATTGTGGGCATGAATATGATGCGAGGCTTTATTTAAGCTGTCCTAAATGTAATTGCCATGCATAAATTCAAAACACAAAAAGAAATGTTTAATACTTGATTATGATTTTACTTATTATTCGTATCTTTAAAGTAAAAAGATGAGAAATAAAAAGATGGAGTATGACGGAATGGTTTTTGAATCAAAAAACTATGGTGAATTTATGATAATTAAATATAGATCCTACCATGACATAGACATAATATTCGCAATGACTGGCACAGTATCAAGCGTATCAATGTGCTCAATAAAGAGCGGAAGGGTTAAGGATGTTATGAGGCCATTTAAATATGGAATTGGATATATTGGCATTGGGAAGCATAGATCAATGAGTTGTGGTATTAAGGAAAAGGCTTATACAACTTGGAATAGCATGCTAGATAGGTGTTATGGAAGTAGATCTAATAATTCTACATATAGTAATGTTTGTGTATGTATGAGGTGGTTGAATTATCAAAATTTTGCAAATTGGTATTACGATAATTATATCAATGGATTCGAATTAGATAAGGATCTGATTGGTGATGGTACTAAATATTCTCCAGAAACGTGTTGCTTTTTACCCTCAAAAATAAATACAGTATTAAGGAAGTCTTTTGGGTATAGATACTCATCTAAATATAATAAATATTCCATAAGGGTAACGTATGACAGTGACAGGCTGTACGTTGGTAATTTTGAAAATAAAACTGATGCTATTCGTAAGTACAAAGAAATAAAAACAAATGAAATATTGAGATTAGCCGAAGAATTTAAGAGTTATATTTCTAACATGGCATATTTAAAGCTTATTAATTATGAAGTTTAAAACTCAAAAACAATTATTTTTATTTATTTGGGAAACAAGAGGCGAGACCAACGGTTATAAATCTGAGTTGTCAGGCAATCAACTTTACCACATTAATCATCCTAAATGGCACTTCCAATTTTTACACGTGCTTTCGAAAGGTGCTTATCCTGCATATCGTTTAAATCCAGATAACATACTTTTAGGTACGCCAGAAGAACACGCAAGGCAAGAACAGTATGATATATTCAACGAGAAGAAACAAGAGCTTAAAGAGGCTTATTATAAAGATCAGGATGTTAAACATTAATAAATAAATCATGAAAACAAGAGAAAAATACGAAGAGTATGCAGCATTAATGTTGTTGCAGATAAATGAAATGTTCGATGAGGATTGTGAAAACCACATAGATCTTGATGAGGTTTCTGAGGGAGATAATGCAAACCACTTTACACACGCTTTGTCCACATTAATGCCAATGCTTATGATCGGAAGATTAACTGGCAACAAATTAGATCCATTGGAGATGAATTATATGGCTAATAGATTAGCTTCTCAATTTATGAATTTCACAAAAAAAGACAAATAGATTATGAATTTCGAAATTAACGGTAAGGTAATAGTAAAAGAAGAGACACAATCAATTAGTGATAAATTCAAAAAGCGTGAGTTTGTTATTGAGGTTGAAAACGAAAGAAATTCAGAATGGAATGATTTTATCAAATTTCAATTAACACAGGATAGATGCGATTTATTAGACGTTGTGATCCTTAATGAAGAGGTAAAGGTTCACTTTAATGTTCGTGGTCGTAAATGGGAAAAGGACGGTAAAGTTAATTATTTCAATAGTCTTGAAGCTTGGAGGATTGAAAAGGTTCAGTCTGCACAGGCTAATAATATAGAGCCAATGACAACGCCAGACGAAGAGACTGATGATTTACCATTCTGATAATCAGATAGATACAATTAGTATTCAGGGTTCGACTCCCTGTTTACTTTCTAGAACTTACTCATGGCTTGAATAAGTTTCTTTGCAGCTCCCGGAATGGATTAACCAGATTCACTGGGAGCATTTTTATTTGTAATCGTTTCAAATAACGATTTATTTTAGTCTTACTATTGTGTGGTAATAAGTTTATGCTTATATTTGTTGTATAGGAAATGAGATAATAACCAAAACAAAAAACTTACAAAATGAGAACTTACTCAATAGAAGAAACCGCAAAAGAGATTACTAAACGACTTGAAGGTGTTAATGGATCATCATATTTCACATTCGAGCAGGACTCAGAAGATTCAGAACAAGATATAACAATCAGGGTATCCGAACATTCAGCTAGACACAGAAATAACGATGGTTTAACATTTTCATTCTGCACAAACTTCGTTTCTCATAGCGATTCAAATCCAATGTTAAACGAGTGGATAGTCGATGAAGATGGATATTGTGAGGATTACGGAAAGAGTATCATTAAATTACTAGAGTGGGAATTGAGCTAATTTTTAATAATGGAAATCAAACAACTTAAAAAAGAACTGAAGCTGTCCAATAAAGAGATGGCTCAGTTTTTCGACATGAAATTATCAGTGTATCAAAATAGCACTGCTAAGAAGCGATACGAGAATGCATTATGTAAGTTTTACGAACATGTTTTACAACATACAAGTTAAAACCGATAATATGAGCGATTTGAAGATTGAAAAAAATAAATGGCAACCGAATTTTAAAGACGAAACCTGGATAACAGACGAGACGCGCGACAGAACTTTTACTGTCACGTTAAAGCAAGGTGAAGATGTTGAAATCGAATGTAATTGGGATTACGGATACGGAGGGCGCGGAACTGAACGTATGCAAATACCTATTGAAACATTGAAAGAATTAATAAAAGATTTAGGCATGTGAATTCTACGAACATGTTTTACAACATACACCAAAGTAGTATTAACCATTTTGGAATTGCTAAATTTGTTTTAACCAATAAGATAAATCATGAAAGAATACGAAGGCTTAAAAATACCAGATAGGGAGTACGAGAATGTATCAATAATACAAGAGCAATACTGTTATAATTCAAACGGAAAATGTGTAGGTGTAAAGTGCAGTAATTGCTTATTTGATAGCGATAATTTAGAAAAGTTCACAGAATGGTTTAATAATCAAACTAAATAACAGATCATGAAACTAGATAAATTATATACAGAGGCAGGTTTTGGATTCTACTTAAAATCGCTTACTACTTCTGAATTCTGCAAATTGTCAGGATCTAAAATACCAACATATAAAAATGGATGTTCGCCAAAAGAAAACGCGCACGATTTCATTGTTATAGATGCGATAATGTTGAGAATGCGTAATGATTACGATAAAATTATGCTCGGATCACTCACGAAAGAGATGTTTGTTAATCCTTACGAGAAGCCTAAAGAATTTGATTTTATTGTTGGAAGCTCAATAGATTCAATGTTTGATGTTGCATTAGAATTATGGCAAGAAGCAGAAAAGAAAGTGATATTTGAAGATGTTGTGTTATGTAGTGATGCAGTAGTAGATTTTTATATTGGGAAATACGAATTCATTAAAAATGAAGATGGTGTCATTTGTGTTTACGATGTATTTACATCTGATTGTGTAGAAATTAAAACCATACATGACTTAGCTGAATACACAAAAGGAGAATTAACAACCAAAAACTTAAATATTTAAACAATGAGTAAATCACTATCAAAAGCAACACTGTCAAATGGTGATTGTATTCCATCTATGAATTTTAAATTATCCAAGAATGCAAAACATCACATTGCAAAAGTGTTTTTAAGAATGCACAAGGAAGGACTTAAACAATTAACATTGAAGCCATGCAAGAATCATTAGGAGTAAGAATACAACCGATACTATTAGAGCTTGAATTAACCGTAAATGAATCGGTAGGAACAAAGCCAAACTACCCAGAAGAGTCTTTAAAAGCTGCAACATCTATATTTATGTCGGTGTTAATGGATAAGATTTTTGAAAAGCAAGTTCTAGATAAGATTGAACTTTCTAACGCTTGCGATATGGCGACTGAATGCGGAAACGAATTGAGGCAGCTAATTAAAAAATACACTGGAAAAGATTCATTTGATTTTTATAAGTAAAGAAAATGACCTTTAATTTAAATAAGGAATTAGTTAATTAAATAATAGCTTAAAACTAAAAGAATGGGAGATTTAGATCAAACGGTAGAGATGGATAAGATTAAATTTCATCTTAGCATAATGAGAAACGTAGAGCGTAATATTCCAAAGACAGTAAGAAAAAGAACATATAACTGGAAGTTAGTAATGGACTTTATGCTTGGTAATACATCAAAAGGCGGTAGGACTTCATGTATATTGCATTGTCAGTTTTTGGGTGTTGATCCTGATGGGTTCACGTTCTGGTAAATAAAATCTATTAAAATAAATTATTAATCAATTAAAACTATATGGCAAAAAAAATAGAAATGTATATTTACACAAATACTGAAGTAAAAGCGATTTGCTGGAAACTGATTGAATCATTCACTAATCCTGAACATTTGAATGATTCAGAAGACTACAGGAAAGATTTTGAAAGATGGTTTAAACAAAATAAAAAGAATTCGTAATTATGGAAAACAAAAGAGTATTATCCAAAAGACAAATAAGAAATGAGTTGTTTGGCATATTAGCCATGACAGATGCTTTTGTAGAAGAAGGCAGTATGGTTGGAGGCAAAAGAAAAGAAGAAATGATAAAATACTTACCAAAGCAAATTGCATCAAGAATAATGAGTCTTCAGGACTTAATAGAAGAGTGTGGGTTGATGGATTAGATAGACAATCTCTATCAATATAAATTTTCGATAGATAAAAGAGATTGGTATAGTTGATAGGAATTAGTATATTTGTAGTCTAGAGCAGTCCTTGGGTAAGGCTCGTTAAAACTCCCTCGGAAATGATCTAATAGTGTAACGGAGAGCACGCAGCCAGAAAAGCTGAAAGATAGGGTTCGACTCCCGTTAGATCACAAACATACTGGAATCGTTTATATTAATTAATTTTGATCCGGTCCGTAAACCCTTCCAAATCGGAGGGTTTTTTTATATGCTATAAAATGATTAACTTTATGGGATAAACTAAATGATATGGCAAGCAAAGCAAAAGATATAGAGATCGGAATTTTACCGCTAAACGATAATCAAAAACACTTCGCAAGAGAGTATGTTTTATCGTGGAATAGGGTGAAATCATACATGAAAGCATACCCAGATTGTGAATATAAATCTGCTTCCGCAAGTGCTACAAGGCTGTTAGATGATGTTAGAATTTTAACATATATCGAGGAAATTAAAAATAACATAGAAGATTTAACAGGAGTGTCTAAAGTAAGGAATATAAATGAGCTTGTTAAGATAGCCTATTCAAGCATTGCTAATCTTCATAACACATGGATAACACTAAAGGATTTTAAAGAGTTAACAGAGGATCAGACCGCAGCTATTGAAAGCACGGACACTAAAACTATGAAGGTCGGTGAAGATGGAGAGATTGAAATAGACTATGTTAAGATTAAGCTATACCCAAAGATAACAGCCATTCAAGAAATCAATAAAATGATGGGGTATAATGCAGTTGAGAGAATAGATCACACTAATGCAGGTGGAAAGTTCGAATCAACAACAAATATCACCTATGATGCATTTAGTGATAAATCGTAACTAAAATTAGATTTTTACTTACATTGAATCGTCTTGACTCGATGATGCTGGTTACAATCTCAAACTAAAACATGAATTTAAATTTAGATCCTAGATTATTCAACCCTACATATTGGCATTTAAGAGATGCTATGAATGATCCAAATATTAGGATGATTTTTTTAATGGGTGGTTCTTCTAGTGGTAAGTCTCATAGTGTATCGCAAGCGTGTAGCCTTGACGCTTTAGAAAGCGGAGACAGTACACTAATGATGCGAAAGTACGCAGTAGATATAAAGGATTCGATTTATCAAGATGCATATTCATTTACCGCAAACCTAAATAGATTCACAAATAATATTGACGCTATCCAGAATGAAATAAGAATAGGTGAGGCTAAATTAAGGTTTAGAGGTCTTGATAACTCAGAGAGAATAAAAGGAATATCAGCATTTAAAAGGGTTTATCTTGATGAGTTGACTGATTACAAAGAAGATGATTTAAAACAGATAAAGAAACGATTAAGAGGAAAGCCAGGACAGCAAATAATAGCTTCATGGAATCCTATTTCTCGTAATCATTGGGTTAAAAAAAACGTAATCGATAAAGAGGATTGGGAAAATATGCCATTAGTTCTTGATAATGCGCCTGTGATTAATGGCGTTAACTTATCTCAATTAGATATTGAATTCGGATCTAAGAAGATTAATAAGCGTGGTAATATTGTGTTTATAATCAACACATATAGAGACAACTTCTGGATAGTAGGTCATCCATGTGGTAAAGAGTTCGGATTTCTAGACAAGCATGTTATCGCAGATTTTGAACACGATAAAATTCATGATATTAACAATTACAATATATATGCTAATGCTCAATGGGGCATTATATCAGACAGGTTGATAATGAAAAATTGGTCTGTTATTGATGAAATTCCAAAAGAAGCAAAAAGGATACCTTCGGGCATGGATTTTGGATTCAATCCTGATCCATTAACTCTAACAGACTTCTACATTCACGGTAATACAATGTATTGGGATGAAATAATACACGAGACTGGATTGACAAACCTAGAGGTAGATAATCCACTTCAAGATAGCATAATTAAAAGATTAAAAGACACCAAGTTTGATGCATCCCAAACAATAGTAGCAGACTCGGCAGAACCAAAGAGTATTAGAGAGCTTAGGAGCTCTGGATATAACGTACATGCAGTTAAAAAACCACGAATATCAGAGAGTTTAAAATGGCTACTGGCTTACAATCACAGAATAACGTCAAGATCCTTAAATATTATCAAAGAATTTGAGAGTTATCAAAGACAAATCACTAAGGACGGGATAATACTTCCAGAGCCAATCGATGACTGGAATCATCACATAGACCCTGCAAGGTATGTTCTAGCAATGAAGGATAGGTTATGGTAGTTTAATCTATTACTATTCAAATTATTATTATCTTTACGAATAAAGTTGTAATTTTGAGAAAAATAACTATACATGTTTGACAAACTTAAATTTAACATAGCCAGGAGTCTATTAAGCACGGCTTTTAGGCAGAATACGATAGTAACAGCACAGAATATCCAGTGGCCCGATGGTAAGCCGTCTTGGATTTCACTATCGACTCCGCAAGATTTCGAAGAGGCTGTTAGGTTTAACCCAGTTGTTAAGGCTTGTATTAATTTACTATCCACATCAGCCGCTAATGGGCGCAAGTATTTAGAAGATACTAAAACGGGTGAGGTTATACCCTGGACATCTGGACGCGCTGGTGTTCAAAACGCCCATAGATTGCTAAATGAATTCCCGAATCCATTACAATCATCTGAAGAATTCGAACAACAGAAAGTATTTTATAAGAAAACATTTGGTAATGCTTACGTTTATTTGAATGCGCCAGCTGGATTTGGCAAGCCCGACATCGCGAATGTTCAGACAATGGTCAATCTACCATCTCAATTTACAGAGGTTAAACAAACGGGTAAGATTTACGATCAGATAGATATCAACGGGATTGTTTCAGAGTATGCGGTTACAAACGTAAACCCGATAAAGAAATTCGATCCATCAGAAATCATACACTTAAACGAGGTTAATATTTCGTCCGAGTCTCCATCGATAATGGGGATAAGCAAATTAGAGGTTTTAAAGCGACCAATAACAAACGTTCAGTTAGCTTTTGAGTTTATGAATACGCTCTTTACATCTAGAGGAATGAGTGGAATATTAAGCCCTAATGCAAAAGATGCGAACGGAACAGTGCCATTAACTGCAGACGAAAAAACAGAGGTTCAAGATAAGTTTAAAAATGATTACGGATATCTGAACGGTCAAAATCCTTTTCTTATTTCTCCTGTTCCATTGGATTATATTAAAACAGCGATGAGTTCTAAGGATCTTGGAGTTTACGAGGACTTTTCAAACAACTCAATACTTATTAGTAATGAATTTGGCGTTCCTCCCGAGCTTGTTAAAACATATATTCAGGGCGCAACATACGAGAATCAATTACAATCAGTAAAAAGACTCTACCAAGATACTACTATCCCAATGGTTGAGGGTGATGATAAGTATTGGACATTTAGATTAGATTGTAGAAAGTACGGCTTTAGGATTCGTACAAGTTGGGATCATATACCAGCAATGCAAGACAATTTTAAGGAAAGGGCCATTGCGACCAACTTAAACGGAAGAACGGCGAAAGATTCCTATGCTGAGAATATAATTACATGGAATCAATATCTTTCATTGTTAGATTTACCAGTAGTAAGCGGTGGTGACGTTTATAAATTCCAAAGAAATATTAGTAATAATAACAATAATGACGATCCTAATAATAATAATAATACAGATTAATTTAGAGTTTTTAATTTAAAATATATGACATGGTTGTGAAGTTTTATTATGACGGTAGTAATGGTTTAATGCTCACAGGTACATATATAGAGAAGGCTTAAAAATCTAAAATTATGGAAAAATCATTTTATCAGGATGATTTAGGCTTGTGGTGGTTAAATGGCAGATGCCTAAAAACGCTCAGTGAATGTAGTGTTAACGCCTGACAGCGTGCTCGGTAACAAAACATTATAAGATTATTAAATAAAACAAAAAACCTGAGCCTAACCGCTCAGGTTTTTTATTATCAATTATTCAAAAACGTGCTGTACAACACATAAATTAATTTGTATTTTAATTAAAAATAAATTAGTATCTTTGACTATTATATACTTAAACCTTTATTATGGCAAAAGTTGAGATTAGTAAAGAAGAGATTGATAAGATTAGAGATAAGAGACTTAAAATAGTTGATTCTGATAAAATAGTTAAAAAGTAATCCATGAGTGACGATTTGAAAATTCCTAAATTTGAAACTAAAGACGAGCTTTTTAAGTTTCTTAAAGACAACAACGACACATTACAGAGACAGAAGAAAGCTAAAGAGAAACAAGCCGACTCTGTTGTTTTCGTGAGTGGTGGTGAGTCTGCATTAGAAGTTACTAAGGCTGTTGGTGCTGCATCTAGTCCAGACGAATTAAAAGTAAAGGTTGTTATCAACACAACCAATATTTTAGATTCTCACGGAGATGTTCACCAGGTTGGCATTTGGAATAAGTCAGTAAAAGACAATGGCGGTATATTATTTCTTCAAGAGCATAGATTAGCATTTGATAAGATTATTGCGGATGGTGACGAATTAAGAGTATCAGTTCAGACTTTCACATGGAAAGAGCTTGGTTTTAATTTCACTGGCAATACAGAGGCTTTAGTTTTCGATGCAACCATAAAGAGAGACAGAAATCCAGAAATGTTTAAGCAGTACGCGAACGGATGGGTTAAAGAGCACTCAGTTGGAATGAGATACATGCAATTAGTTCTTTGTGTGAATAGTGAAAAGGACTATTACGGAGCAGAAAAAGAGGCATGGGATAAGTATATATCAACAGTAGTTAATAAGGAATTAGCCGAAGAAAGAGGCTGGTTTTACGCTGTTAAAGAAGCTAAAGTAATTGAAGGTTCAGCAGTTCCAAAGGGTAGTAATTACGCAACACCAACGTTAGAAGTTGGTAAATCTGAAACCGTTGAAGAATTAAAAGCTAAAATAAAAATATTAGAAAAAAACCAGAAGCCGTCAGAGGACACTTCGAAAACAATTGAGCCGTCAGAGGACACTCAGCAAAAGAAAAATGAATTTTATTTCAACTTATTAAAACAATAGTAAAATGAAAAAATGGATGGTTAATGGTGTTTTCACAGCACTGACGGATGACGAAGTAAAGGCACTTGCACCAGATGCGTTAGCCGATTACACTTCTGATAAAATGATTGCAGATTTTAATTCTAAGATTGAGAATGCAACAAAGGGATTCTTAAAATCAGAAGAGATCACAGCGATTAAGAACGACTTCGAAAAGTCTTTGAAGAACATGCCTTTAGAAGCACTTAAGGATTACGAAAAGACTATTGAAGATCTTAAGAAAGAATCTAAGAGTGCTTTAGAACTTGCTACTGAGATTAAAGAAATTGTAAATACTCAGGGTGGTTTAATTAAGGCTATGTCTGAGAATGGTATTCAAATTCCTGATGCACGTAAGAAATTAACAAGAAGTGAGCATATGAAAGCCCTTATCGATAGAGCTTTTAAATCTCAGGATTTTGCTGATTACGAGAACAAAGGATTTAGCGGCCCTACCTCAAAAGTATCATTAGATAATGATGAGAAAGGAAATATTGAACTTGTTAAAACAGTATCAGGATCAAGTTCTGATAAGTCGATAGCTAAAGCAGTAGTTCCAATTAATCCTAATCATACTGGAACTGTTATGATTTCTCAGGTATCTGACATTGTTAGAGATGATGCGCCAGCCAGAAAGATGCACGTTAGAGACTTACTTAATGTTGGTATGACTAATCAGGCTCAGGTAGTAGCAGGTCAGGTTTACGACTTCAAAGATTCATTAACATTAGGTGCAATCATGCTATCTGAGAACGGACAAGCTCCTGAATCAGTATTTAAGTCAAAAGAAAATACCTGGGGACTTAAGCGTATTGCAAATTCAATGAGAATATCTAAGCGTTGGTTTAAAACTAACGGTTTACAGTGGGTTATTGATCACGTTATCGCGAAGTTGCCAGATGCTACATATACAGTTGAGGATTTCCAATTGTTATTTGGTGATGGACTTGGAAACAATGTTGATGGATTGTCAAAGCAAGCGCAGCCTTTTAATTTGGTTCCAAATACATATATTGCAACTAATTTCTTAAATGTTGCTACCTATAACGGTGGACTTCAAGCATTGATCACGTTTAATATTCCTCACGGAATGAAGAATGGCGACAGTTTAACTATTGCAGCTGCCACAAATGCTGGTTATAATGCAACCCATGAATCTATTGAGGTTGTAAATGCTACTCAGGTTGTTATTGACGAGGCTTATGTTGCTGAAACTCTTGGACAAGTAGCAGTATGGACTGGAATAGGTGCATCTATTTTCTATCAAGCTATTGATTCAGCTCAAGAAGTTGATGTACTGTCTGTTGCTAGAGCCTTATTAGTTGCTGGAGAATTTAATGCTACTGGTCATATTGTGAATCCACAGCAAAAAATCCAAATGGGATTACTTAAAGCAACTGATGATAATTACCTAAACATCCAGAAAGATGCTAACGGCGAGGTCGTATCTGTTGGTGGTCTTCCATTAGCTTCAACAACTGCGATGCCTACAGGTAAGTTTATGTCTGGTGACTTCTCTAGAAATGGAGCGGAACTTCTTGAATACACTCCTTTGTCAATTCAATTTTACGAGGATGTTCAAACAGGACAAAGCAATGAGATTGTTTTGGTTATTGAAGAAGAGATTATTTTCCCAGTTTATAATCCTTACTGGTTTATTTACGGAAAATTCTCTACTGCAAAAACGCAATTAGAAACCCCTTAATAAATTAAATAGTTAGGGCTGACATTAAATCAGCCCTAATTTAAAATATTTCTATATGGAATTAAAAATAGAAGGTTCTGAAAAAGACATTAATAAATTCTTAAAAATGAATTCGTTATTCATGAAAAGGAATAGTATTAAGATTGTTTTAGAAGAAGAAGATGTTAAGGAAATTAAGCTTACTGCGAATCAAGTAGTTGAACTAATTTCTAAAGTTGAAGATCTTGATGAATCTAAAGAGCCTCGAAAGAGACGTACTAAAGCTGAAATTGAAGCTGATAAATTAAAAGAACTTGAATAATGGCAAACTTGATAAACGAAGATTATTTCATAAGGGATATTAACATTCCTGCAAACAGCCCTGGATTACAATCTAAACTTACATCTTGGATTACAGAATACCAGGAAGAGGTTTTGATTAAGGTTCTTGGCTATGATCTGTATTCTAAGTTTATCGTTGATCCAATTTTAGAGCAAAGGTTTATCGATATCAGAGACGGTAAAGAGTTTGAGTTTGAGTTTTGCGGGAAAACGGTAAAACGTAAATACATCGGTTTATCGAACATTAAAAAAGAAAGTTTGATTGCTTATTACGCTTACTATTTTATCGCAAGAGATAACGCAAGCTACACAGCAAGCATAGGAGAAGTTAAGCCACAAGGCGAGAATTCAATTACTGCTAATCCGAGCGAAAAACTTGTGAATGCCTGGAATAAGTTTGTTGAATTATCTGGTCTTATTAACTGCCGATGGTTCGATAAGTTTGATTTAAGTTCATATGTTCATTTTGACGATAAACCTTCTTTGTATAATTTCTTATTAGCTAATAAAGACGTGTATCCTGAATGGGAATACTCATCTGAACAAGCTGAGAAGATTAACATCTTTGGGATATGATCGATTCAAGATTAAACATACCGACTTTTGAAGCTGATTTTGAGGATGTAGTGGATAGCATTAGACAGACTGGAACTATTACAGGATTGGTTGCTTTAAATGGCGAAACTACTATTCAAACGGTTAATGATCTTAAATTGAATGATGTTATTACTGTTGGCGGTGTAAGTTGTAAGGTGTTATCTTTTTCAGGCTCAGAGATTGTAGTGAATAAAGAAGTTTCTGGCTCTGACTGGAAAGCTGAATTTCCTTATTTTATGGATGGTCATTTAATCGAAATTCAAAGCAGATTAAAAGATCTTGATGATTCGGGGGATAATGTGCTTAAATATTCCAAATACCCTCTCGTTGTACTTTTGCAAAATATAAGGTACGATAAGAATAAGATTAATAAATCAAGCGTATCAATCGATTTCTTGGTAGTTAATGAAACAGAAGGTAAATACATAACAAAGCAAAGGCGGGATTATAATTTTACGCCTATTATTGATCCTATTTACAATGAATTGATTGGAGCTATTAAAGATTCTTTAAGTTTCACAATAACAAACAATGATTTTGGCGTATCTAGGGAGTACTATTGGGGTTCCGATTTAGCGAATAAGAATCCATTAAGTGATCGCTTAGACGCGATTGAAGTAAGTAATTTAAAGTTAGAATTAACAATTAAAAATTGTAAATAATATGGGATGTGCTAATAATATGCCCGCTGGAGTAATTGCTACATGTGGCGCGAATTTCGAAAAAGTAAAGAATATTATTATCCTGAAAACGGGTACTAAATTTAATAATGTAGGTGAAGTTAGGTCTCAATCCAAATGGATATCTGCAATGAATGTAGATGAATCTGTATGGATTAGTAAGGTTTTTAATTCGTATGAGGTTACTACCGATGATAAGAATGTTGTTACTTTCGACTCCACAAAGAAGAGAGCGACAAATAAGCCTATTCCATCAGGTCAGTTTATGCTTGATACGAATTTCTGTGATACTAAGATGTTGCTATCTGCATTGAGTAATTCAAATAACGAAGTAGCTTTTCAGTTGCAAGATAACAGCGTTCATATAGCTCAAATAATTGACGGGAAACTTAAAGGATTCTTAGGAACTCTTGACGTAACCACAAAGGGAATTTCTCAGCCTTCTGATGTTGGAAATAATGCACCTATGACATTCTTTGGAGATTCATACGAAGAGTTCCAGAACGGCATAATTATACCTATGGATTTTGATTTAACTTCGTTGGCTGCCACTTACATGCCTGTAGGTTTAAATCTAGCACCTGTTGGGGTGTACAACTCCGTAACTGGAATTATCAACTTACAATTGAATGTTAGATGCAATGTGTCTGGTTACGATGATGCAGTAATTGCAGACTTCGAATTCTTGGATTCAAACGGATTATCTACGTTGGCGGTCACAACACTAGGGGCTCCTGTAAACGGTCTTTACGCTGTGACAATTCAAAAGGATATAGTGCCTGTTAATCTTGCGGTTGGAGACTTCTTTAAAGTTCGCATTAAAGTACTTGATAGTGGTAAAATCATATACGTATCAAATAATCTTTATGTATCAGTAAACGTTTAATTATGGGGAAAATACAGATTAATCCGAGTTTAAGTAGACTCTCAAAAGCTGAGTTTTCTAAGTGGTTTAAGAGTCGTAAAGAGTTAGAAAAAGAGGATATGGAAGAGCACTATAAAGCTTTACATCCTACTAAAGAAGATAAGAAGTAAAAGAAAAGCCTTAGATTTAGTTCTAAGGCTTTTTTGTTTATTATTGTTTTATTGCACTCTCAGCATCTTCTAATCTTTGCTGAAATTTACTTTTTTTAGGCTCATGTCTTCCCATTGTGTTGTGATTTACTTTAGGAATACCACGCTCTGCTATTTTTTTAATGCACAAATAAAGACCAATACCGATAAGTAATAGAGCAATACCACCCCAAAACGGAACAGTAACCCACCACCAAGACCAATCAATTACACTCGTTAGCTTCAAAACTATAAACGCAACCCCAAGTAAGTAAATACTATTAACACCACTTGAATTATTATTACTCATATCTATCCTTTTAAAAATTCGTTAATATCAAATTTAACTGCGTGTAATTTCTTTTCAAACCGTTCGCCTTCTCTTTTTACCAACTCGATAGATTTTAAAAGCTTTTCATTCTCTTCTTCAAGCTGTTTAATCCTCTCAGACTTCTTATTTAATCTAGATCGTAATTTGCTAGTTTCTTTGTCGAAAGCTGACTTGATTGCCTCAACATCATCACATGTGAATATTTTATTAGGTTTATTCTGAGCTGCGAAAGCTTCTTTTGTGGATGGGTTTATAATTGCATATTGATATCCAATACAATGATCCTTATCATCATTATAAAAGCAAGCATTGTAAGAACTAAATATTATTTTACGTATACCCCATTCGCTAGTATTAACATACTCAGGAATCTCAACCAGCTCTTTACCATCCCAATGATATCCATTGGCGTGTTCTGCTTCGATTAGTTTTGCTTCTTCTTCTGGTGTGGCTTTTCTGTTAGTTGAGGCCAAATCCATCCATGAATCAACTAACAATTTATTACCCTCGTTAATTAATGAGTAATAATTAATAACCATATCCTGATCTTTAAACCTACATAACCACAGTCTATCATCTCCATTGTCTGAAAATACCCAAACATCACCATCCTTAACATCTTCATCAAAGTAGCTTTTCAACTTATCGAAGTCTTGGGGCATGGTTAGCACGGTAAATCCCTCTCTTGATAACATTGATTGATTCGCATTAAGGTACTCCCACTTATTCCATTTGTACGACATCCCATGATTACACAAATATAATTCAAGTTTATCGTGACTTCCATTAAAACACATATCATCTTTACGCATAACAACTTCATCATCTTTACTTCTCAAGTAATCAACAGCAATCTTAGTAGTTGTTTTCCAATTCGCTTTATCGTAAACAATAGCGATTTTATGTAATTCTTTTTTCATTGGTTTAGTTTTTATTTAGTTAATTCGCATAAAAATTTAAATATTAAATCCATTTCTGGGTTTCTGAAAGCATGATTTAAATAGCATGTTGGCTCATTGTAATGGTAATTATTAAGTCTAATATGCTCCTTACATCCCTTTGCAGTAAAGAATGCATTTTGATATTTATTCATTGTGGTAACCTCTATTTTCCTAAACTCTTTCCGCTCTAAAAATACATCAATATCTACATCATCCATAGCATTATAAAGTAATGTGGCTTCACGAACTAATTCATCATCATCCTTTTCGCAATGTGGATCAATGCTCTCTTTATTGTCTGCTAAATATCTAATTATAAAATCTTTTATTTCATCATCGTTAACTAACCTTCCTTCGTCTGAGTCTACCCATATTACATCGCCTTCACAATCTGGATACGCAGCAACTTCTTCTTTTGTTTTTACTTGAAATAAATACGGCATTGCGGTACATAAATTATCCTGAGTAGTCATTTCTTTAGCTAACTCAATCAATGCGTTGTACATTTCATCGGTTACTTGAATCGTCTTCATTTGTTTAGTTTTAAAATGTTAATCTAGTTACTATTCCTGTAATCGCGAACAATACAAAAAAAAGCATTATCGCGTAAATCATCGGTTTATTAAGTTTTGTTTTCATTGTGGGTAATACTTATTTAAGTTCTATTAATAAATTATCATTTTTTAAAGGGCATTTTTCATGATCTTTTTTATTTTAAAATTACTCATTTAAACAATACACGTAAAATTAAATCGTATGTTATAAAACATTACCAATTTTTAGTAGCGTTCTCAATAGCACTTAATAGTCGTTCTATTTTAGCCTTATGTTTATCTGGTATGTTATTCTTTCTTATTGTCATTCGTGAGCCAGAAAGCCTTCTGCTGACTTCTCCCATGTTTATTAGGTCGATTGCTTTATTCATAATTAATAAAATTATACATTAAAAGTCCATATCATCAAGAATAAAAGGATCGCCACCATTCTCAAAATCCTCCCATTTTTGGGAGTCAGCATCACAGCAATCTTTGCATAATTTAACACTACAATTTAAGCAATCTTTTCCCTTGCATTCACCATCTTTATTGATGTAAGAATAAATTTCACATCCACAATCTTCGCATTTTTTCATAACATAGATTTTAATTATTTAATTTGAATAACCGTTTCTGGTTTACATTCAGTCCATTGCGGAAACTTTTCTTTCGTTTTCAAGAAAATTCTTTTGGTTTCGCAATGTCTGCCTTGTAGTATTGAATCACTCTCAACCCATTCTAGAGTTGAGAGTTTCTGACCTTTAAATTTAATATCCATTTTATTTATTCGAATGTCTTAACACTTGATTGAAATTATCAAAAAATCTTCTAGTTGTTTCTTGGCTTGCATCATCATAACCAGTTATAGCACAAAAACCGTAAACTTCAGCTTCATTATCATTTAAGCTACCTGAATAGCTTTTGTTGTTTATTGTAAATTCAATTAATTGATATTCATTATCAATAGTAAATTGAATATTTAGTTTGTTTAATTTGTTTTTTAAAGTTGAAGTTTTCATCTAATTTATTTTTAAGTGTTATTATCTCTGTTTGTTGATACAAATATAAACAAAACTATTAATAAAACAATACCCAACCTAAAATAATTTAATTTATTTTTATTTAGTATCTTTGTCCTTATGGATCTAATACAACAATTACATAAACAAGCCGATATAATTCGGAATAAATCAGCCTATTACGGCAAGATTGAAATAAAACCGATCACAGTCGGCCAATTAATAGCAATAAGCCCACACCTGGCACAAATTCAAATCGAAGGAGAAATTAAAACACCTCAAGTTTTTCATGAGAAAGTAGTGCCACAATTAAAGAACTTCACCGAACCGCTTCGGGCCGTATTCGCTGAACTGTTCGAGTGTGAATTTGATAATTTACTTCCTATCGA